CTTCTTTTAATTTGGGCATATAAGATACAGTAGCGCATAATTTACGATTGTCCGTGGACAAGAAGACGCCGAGATATTTACATGACACAAAAACCGAATTGGGCTGAAGTTCTCGAATATCTGCAACCCAAGATGCCTCCCTTCTGCCCAGAAGAGCCATCAATAAACCAAAGAGTTTTTTTAAGAACTAATTCAATAGAAGCCCTATTTGGTGGTGCAGCAGGTGGTGGAAAGTCAAGCGCTTTGCTAATGGCTGCTCTCCAGTATGTAGATGTGCCTGGGTATTCGGCCATTCTTTTCCGTAGAACTTTCGCTGACCTTTCGCTTCCCGGAGCCCTGATGGACCGCTTTAAGTCCTGGATGTCCAACTACGATGATGTGCATTGGAATGCAAATAGCTTCATCGCCACTTTCCCATCTGGCGCCCGCATTTCATTCGGGTATCTAAATAATGCCAATGACTATTTACGCTATAAAGGCTCGGAATTTCAGTTCATTGGAATGGACGAAGTAACCGAAATCCGTGAATCTGATTATCGATACCTATTCTCCCGTTTGCGTCGCCCTGCGAGCGGACCAATTTCTCAAGTGCCATTAAGAATGCGTTCAGCATCAAACCCTGCTCCCAACTGGGTTAGACAGAGATTCATTGTTGAGGGTCGTCAGGAAAACCGCATTTTCGTTCCATCTAAGTTGACCGACAACCCAGGAATTGACGCTGAATCGTACCGACAGGCCCTTGCTGCACTTGACCCCGTGGAAAGACGTCGCCTAGAAATGGGCGACTGGTGGTCGACAACGCTCGGAACTCTTTTTGAAAGAACTTCATTTATTATTATCGACCCAGAAGAAATCCCTGAAATCAAAAGTTCTGCCCGTGTTGTTAGATTTTGGGACCTTGCTGCCACCGAACCATCCCAGAGCAACCCGAATCCAGACTATACGGTCGGAACGTTGATGATGTTTGACGGCGGTGTTGCCTACATTCTGGATGTAAAACGAGCACGAGTAAAAGGTGAAAAAGTAGAGCAGCTGATTGCCCAGACAGCTCAGGAAGATGGTCTGGGAGTATCAATACGAATGGAACAAGAACCAGGTTCGTCGGGTAAAGCACTTGCCGACCAATATGCCAGGTATGTGGTTCCTGGGTACGATTTTGGGGCAATACGTTCTACTGGAGACAAAGAAACTCGCGCACGGCCATTCGCCGCCGCTGCAGCCAACGGAAATGTACGTATTATTCGTGCACCTTGGCTGACTGCATGGATGGATGAATTTTCATCTTTCCCCGAAGCCTGCGACCACGACGACCAGGTCGACTCAGCTGTCGGAGCATTTACGTTTTTAACTGGCCTGGGGTTGCCACAGAGAAAGCGTGTCTCTATACTGATTTAGTAATTACTTAAACTACTACTGAATTAAAGGGGCAATAAAATGAATGCTGTAGAAAAGATAGAGCAGATTCGCGCACTGATTACCGAACTGGATTCAGAACTTCAGTCCATTGCTGACTCTGATGTTGAGATTCCAATTGCTTGTGGAATTTTGGCAGACATCAATTTCCTTAAGCGAGACCTAACTTTTGTTTATGACGGGTACGCACACCTTGTTGGCAAAATCATGGGGTCAACTGAATCAATCAAATTGGACAACGGCGCAGAAATCGAGAAGAAATCTTCATACGACAGAAAGTCGTGGGACCACAAGGCGCTTGCTTCTGCGGTTTCGGACAAGTTGGTGAAGATGTCCATTGACATGGATACCGGCGAAGTACTGAAGTCACCACGAGAAATAGCCATGGATATGGTTACGTATTGTGCTCCGTCATATTGGCGAGTGAAAGAGTTGAACAAGATTGGAATCAATCCAGACAATTATTGCGAAGTTGGCGAACTGAAGACTAGCATTATTGTCCGTAAGCCAAAAGATTCCGAATAAATACACCACCAACAAGGGATACAAAACATCATGGAACAAAATCAAGTAAAAGACGCTTCATCAATCATGAAGGAACTGTATGCGCAGTTCCCACAAGAATCAGAACGCACAATCGTCAAGAGCGGCGTATCACTTGTTTACTTGCCAATCAGCGAAGTAATCAATCGACTAAACAAGGTTCTCGGCGTGGAGGGCTGGTCATTTGAAATTATTTCAGTTCGTCGCGACGAAATTGACCAAGACGAATTGGTAGCACACGTTGCGCTTACTGCAGAGATTGGCGACAAGCGAGTGGTTAAACATGGATTTGGTGGCTCAAACGTAAAGCGCGCTAAGAGCAATCAAAAGCCAGTTGACCTTGGAAATGACTTTAAGGGCGCGGTTTCTGATGCGTTAAAGAAGGCTGCCCAACAATTGGGAGTCGGTCTCTATCTTGCTCGCTCGGTTGACGCTATGGACGCCGAAGACGCAATTCTTCTTGATGCATCAGATGATGGTTTTGCGCGTATTCCAGAACAGGTTCCAACACCTGCGCTTTCTGAGCTTGAGGAAAAATGGAATACTTTCATCGATATCACCAAGGGGCTGAAGAAAGAACAGAAGGAAGAGTTGAACTCGTTCTGGTCAACCCACTCTGGAGGCCGACCAAAGCCGACGAAGTCAAGTGCCACAATCGAGGACTTGCAAGCACTCATCACAGAGGCATTGCGAATTCAGTTTGGTGGGCAGTATGTCACTAATTCCTGATGGTGGATTTGTCGCTCCAGAGTTTCTATCCCCATCATCACTGGGAACGTTCAGGCAGTGTCCGCAAAAATTTAAGTACAGCAAAATAGATGGTCTCCATGACCCAAGTGGCCAAGAAGCAATTCTTGGAAATTTCGTTCACGACGTACTTGAAGATTTGTACAAACTTCCGCCAGAACTTAGAACTCTTGAGCAGGCAAAAGACCTTGCTCGCAACCAATGGGCGAATAAATGGTCGGCAGAAGCTTCGTCGGTAATTCACTCAGAGAAAGAACTCAACAGATTTCGTTGGGCTGCTTGGTGGTGTATTGAGAATCTTTGGCTAATTGAGGACCCGACTACCGTTTCTCCTTTTAGTATGGAGTCTTACGTTCGCGGAGATATAGGCGGAGTAAAAATTCATGGATTCATCGACAGGCTAAGCGTTAATGGAAATAGCGCAAAAGTTAGTGACTACAAAACAGGGAAGACTCCAAAGAAAAATTATCTATCCGACAAATTTTTTCAGTTGATTGTCTACACTCAACTTTTGTCTAGCCTAGACATAGATGTTGACCAAAAGTCCGTTGAACTCCTCTATTTAAAAGACGGAGTGAAGTTTGAAAAAGATGTTTCACTGGATGACATTAAATCAACCGTTGAGTCAATTCAATCGACAAAACAGGAAATTGACAAATGTTGTAAGACCGGTGAATTTGTTGCCAATAAATCTATTCTTTGCAATTGGTGTGGCTTCAAGGGAATCTGCCCTGCGTGGAATAATTAAAAAATCAAGGAGAAGATAATGCAAGTTTTAAACGATGATTCATTTGCAAGAATGGTTGCGGAAGAGGTGAAGAATAAGCTCTCCCCAACGCATAAGCAGGTTCTTCTAGAAAAAGAAAACTGGGGAAGATGGAAAGATGCCCTTTTAGCATTGTCCGACAACCTCCAAAATCAAATCGACAATATCGAATCAGATGCCGAATCAGACAATCTTCGTTATTCCTCGCTTGGGCCAGCTGGCTCCAAGTTAAGTCGAGAAGCAATATCTTATTACGACACGAAAGCAACTCGCGTTAAGCGGTTTAAGTTTCATGTAGACAAGCGTCTTGACGAAGTCATGAACATGATTGAAACCGGCGCAGAAATACAGACCGATGGATGGGACCAGGTTGAATTTCTTCGAAGGGCAATCGTCACTCATCGCACCCTTATGCGTTCATTTGACCTTGAAGATACCGCCATCGATAGGGCTCTGTGGTCTACACTTGACAATAAGTGGCTATTCGATTCCGTCACTAGCGATAATTTGTAATAAAGCCACACTTAATGTGCCCAGCAGGGAGATTCACGCTCTAAACATGTAATAGGAGATTCGTATGCTTCGTCGTAAAAAGCCATTGAAGCGCACGCCGATAAAGCGTTCAGCAACAAAAGCAAAGCCGCGAAAAGCAATTCGCAAACGAAGCAAAAAAATGTCTGATACATATGTGGAGCGCCGAAAGCTTGTTGAGAAAGTTCTTCAAGAAAGACCGCTGTGTGAAGCATGCAAAATATTTGCTACACACGACGGAAAAATAACTTTCAATCACCATCTAAGCAGAGACCTGCATGAAGTTATTCGTCGCTCACAGGGCGGTTCGATTCTGGACGAAGAAAATATCCTGGCTGTATGCAGGCCTTGTCACGCAAGAATTAACGCCAACCCGCAGCTTGCATTCGACCTTGGTTTAGCCAAGCATGGATGGGAACGCTAGTTTTCTACAGAACCAATTCTTGGGGCAACCCTTTTGCTTCCTGCCCAGGCATCTCTGAGGGATTCCCCATCATTCGTAGTCACATCTCCGCCATTAAGAAATTGTCCGTAACCTCCAGAAACAATAACCAAATCAGCAACACCGAATAGGGCCAGCGTTATTCTCTTGCGACGCCATTTTTCTTCTACGAATATTTGTTGTATTTTTGAATCTTGCTTAAACCATTGCAAAAACCCAACACGCTGAGAGCGTCCGAGAAATTTTTTGTTTATTAAGTCACTTTCCATAACTATTGTTCCGGATGGGAAATCATCTCCGAATAATGCATAGATAAACATCATTGGTATTGCTGGACCGTTCGGATGTGGACGCGGCGCATCTTTCACTACATACCAAAGAGGAGGGGTAATCCCGATAATGTCTTCGTCTTTCCAGTTTATGAAAAGATTATTTTCTGAGTCTAGAGACCCATACCAAACCGATTCAGCGCTAGTAGGTTTATCTTTAGAAACAACAGTGGAAGGACGCTCAAACTCCTCCGTCGAGAAAGCATGAACTTCCGCCCATCTGTTGTTTAATTTGCCTGATTCCCAAAACCAAAGTTGCTTAAAAGGCATTAGGCTAGGTTAGTCGTTCCACCAATCAACCCATGGCTTTTGTGTAGCAGAAACAGCATCTTCACCAGACATACCAGTGTATGCAATCGAGATGATGACCTTTGCGTCATTCTCGTAGTCGTCCCAGTTGCCATCGACGTTGTAGACGAACATCTGGAGGAATTCGTCGGTATTCATAACCGCAGCATCTGCGAGGTACGTCCGTTCATTCCACTCTTCTTCGCTCCAATTGGAGTTTGTAGCGCGTGATTTTTCAATAGGTGATGCAGCAGTACTTCTAAGGCTCATTGCATTTCCTCCGAAACCGCCACCCTCTGTGCAGAATGCACCAATTCTTCCAGCGGCATCGTCTGGATTGCCAAGCCACATTGTTGGCTTAAGTTCTTCGTTTATGCTCTGGCTGTAGCCAAGGTCTTCAAATGCGTACAATATGTCGTTTGGGTTGTCGTAAATGCTGTGTTGAGTCTTGGAATTCTTTGCTTTATAAGCCGCAAGAGCCAAAACTCTGTCAGTTGTCTCAATGTCCAAAGTTGTCTCATCACCCTGCCAGAAACCAGCCGTGTTGCCGTAAATCGCTTGTGTGGTGAACCAGATTGATACAATCTTGACTCTGAATGGGAATGACACATTCAAAAAAGATGGGTCGCTGATTTTTACGGTCCAATCGTAGTTAACTATGGATGGTGCGATAATTCCGGACATGTTTTCTCCTTCGAGTAGTTAAACAGCTTACTACAGATATTCTTTTTTAAAAGTTTATTATTAACACTTTCAGTATTTATTACGGGTGTAATGTAGTAATCCTTAGGACCGTTATAGGTGCGAGGGCCGGGTGCACAGGGCAACGTGCGGCACCCGGTTCTTGCATGTTCAAAATTAAACAAATTAATTTTTAATTGGTTTACTAATCAGTATTTATTTTTAGTGTTACGATTTTTTCATCTAGCCAACATCTACTCTTAGCGAGAGAAAGGCAGGTGGTCAAAGGTCTAGTAGCGCGAGCTACGGCAAAACTACGCCAGACGTAAAACCACCAGCGCCAGTAGCACCCGCCGGACAGGCTAGAAGTTCGGCGGGTCTTTGCTTTTTAGGTTAATGTCTACTAAGTGAATATTCTTTCGCTCGACTTATCCCTAACGTCCACTGGTTATTGCCACAATGGCGAAACCGGAGTTATATCTGTCGACAAAACTGGACCGCATCGTTTGTGGTTGATAAAACGCAAAGTTGAAGACCTAATCATTGAATTCTCGATTGACGTTGTTGCCATGGAGGGGTATTCGTTTGCTTCCAGGAATTCTCAGGCACATTCAATTGGTGAACTTGGTGGTGTGATTCGTCTCTTGCTTTGGGAATTGGGCAGGCCAGTAGTCGTGATTCCCCCAACATGTAGAGCAAAATTTGCAACAGGAAAAGGCAATGCTTCTAAAAATGAAGTAATTTCTTCCATATCTGCAAAAACAGGACTAGTGTGGTCAAACCCTGGTGCAGATGATAAATGCGACGCTTGGATTATGGAAGAGATGGTTCTGGCTCGCCTTGGGAGTCCTAGATTTGACTGGCCAGCCACGCACGTATCTGGTCTAGAGAAAGTAGATTGGACGCTACTAAATGCCTACATTGAACAGCTTGGAGAGAAATGAGAAATAACCCAATAAGCCAAGTCGAGATTGAACAAGAGCTGCTTCGCTTGATGGACAAGCTCGAGACCGAAACTGAGCAGTTCGAAACGCTCGCAATGGATTGTGCAAAAAAAGAAGCGCTTTATAAGTCAAATTGGGCCAAGGAATATCTTTCTGCTAAAGGCTCAATCAAAGAGCGTGAAGCATGGGCTGATTACAAAATGGACCAGCAGAATTTCGAGTACAAGTGTGCCGAGGCGCTGGTGAAGTCAAAGCGTGAGTCGCTTCTGTCTATTCGTGCTTCAATGGATGCAATCCGAACACTCAATGCAAATGTCAGGACACAGGTTTAACTTATGGCTAATGGAATACATGAATCGCTTCTTTCGCTTGCGGTAGATATCGACACGCTTTTCCCGCTTGACAACAATCCGCGGCGAGGCAATGTTGAAGCAATCATGTCGTCGTATGCAGAATTTGGCCAAATCAAACCTATCGTTGTGCGCCCAAACGGAGATGGAACATCAACCGTTATTGCGGGAAATCATCAATTTGAAGCCGCAAAGCGTCTCGGGTGGGACAAGATTGCAGCAGTTGAATATGATGTGGACGACAAGCGAGCAATTGCATTCGCATTAGCAGACAACAGAACCATGGAGCTCGGATATACCGAGCCAGAATTGCTTAATGATTTTGTCTTAGAAATTAGTGATTACTACCCAGAGTTAATGGATGGACTTGGCTGGGATGAATTTGATATTGCTGAAATAGAACAAAAATCGATACGTGAAAACCACCAGGTGGTTGACAGCGGAGAATATAGGCCACCTGTAATCGTCAATCCAAATGCGTCGTTTGATAATCCAGATGATTTGGTTGATGATGAAGAAGATTCTCCAGCATCAATCCAGCCAAGACAATCTGTAGACATGAATACAGTAGAGGTAACCAAAACACGAGATGGTCAGCATCTTTCAGCAAAGGGCGGGGTAGACCAGCGCGATGCTGCTATTCGCGGTTCAACCACTGTTTCACCCTCGTCTGCTCCGCAGGCAGTTGTTCAGTACACACTTGTTTTTGATTCACCACAACAGCAATCTCGTTGGTATGACTTCATTAGGTGGTTGCGCTCTGACCCAGGTATAGATGGCTCAACAACGGCAGAAAGACTGATGAACTTCATTGATGAACACTGCGAGATTTGATAGTTAATAATGACTAGACAGCGACTCTTTTTGGATATGAGCTGTGTTGATGCAGCACGTGAACGCATTCGTCACGTATACGACACGTTCGACACCGTTTGTGTGCAGTTCTCCGGAGGAAAAGACTCAACAGCGGTTCTGTATCTTGCAAAAGAAATCCACGAAGAGCGCGGGCTTGGTCCAGTGAAGGTGATTTTTCGTGACGAAGAAATGGTTAGTCCTGCAGTAGTCAAATATGTAGAACAAGTTCGAAATTATGACTGGGTCGATATGGAGTGGTATTGCTTACCATATCCAGCAGAAGTTTGGGTTCTTGGGCACAGAATAACGACGCTGCTATGGAGTGACCAGAGACGAAAACAGGACCGTCTTGTCAGGGAGATTCCACCATGGGCAATTACTGGAAAACACTTTGGGTTGAATCACGATGTATCGCTGCCAGAGCAGACCGATTACTACACAATGCAGGGAAAGAAGGGAAACGTTGCTTTTCTAACTGGGGTTCGCGCCAGCGAATCAATGGTTCGTTACCGCTCAATTGTCCAAAAGCTTCATGAAAATTACATCGTTACGCCATACAAACTGAAGCGCGGCATACCACTAAAGTTTGCAAAAATAATTTATGACTGGAACACAAACGATGTATTTAAATTTATAATCGAGGAACACGGCGCAGATTACTGTGAATACTATGACCTAGCTGTTGCTACGGGTAGCAACACAAGAATAGGAATACCGCTACACGCCACGGCAATCAGACGGATAGGTGATGTGATTGCAACAGAGCCAGAGTTCTACGACCGTCTTTATGAATGCTTCCCATACATTGATGCTCAGCGTAGAGTGTGGCCGGAGTACGACGTAGAAAAAGTTATCGCCTCTTATGCCAAAGACGGATTTGCTGGTGCCTCGGCCTTTATTGATAAATACCTAGTTGGCTCACGCAGGCAGATGGAGGCGCGAGTCTTCGTTTCTAAGTTTCGCAAAAAACACCTAACCGACCCGCATGGTTACCCGGTTGCTTGGCTCATAAGGAACTTGATGCTTAACGAAATTGACGTAAACTCACCAACACCAGTCGGGCCAAGAACAAAAGCCCACACCATACGAACAGCGGAGCTAGAACAGGAACTTTACGGCGATGGCTATTAATATTGAATATGTAGATATGGACTTGCTCGTGGTTCCAAGTTGGCGCGCAACATATGTCCTCAGACCAGAACTTCTTATCATTTCTGGCTCACTTATGGAGTTTGGTTTCATTCAACCAATTCATGTAAGGCGCTCGTCTAATGAAATAATTGATGGTTCTGAAAGATTTCTTCTTGCAAGCAATATTGACGATATATATGAACAACTTGACGGAAAGATTCCAGTTGTTTTTCATGACGTTAACCAAATAGATGCAATGATTATGCATTTGCGCCTTAATCGTGGGCGCTCAACTGTTGTGGCTGCAAAAACATCGGAAATAATTAGAAAAGCAAAACGCTCCGGAGACTACAGAGATAGCGACTTTAATGAGTTACTTTCAATGAGAAACGAAGAGCTTTCATTAATGCTTGACGGAAGTGTCCTAAAAGCAAGGAAAATAAAAGAACATAATTACGCCAAAGCATGGGTTCCAATAGAGGCTCCATCGTCTCTTCCGGTATCGGACAAGATGGTTATTGAATCTCCGCCAAATCCTGACAGATAAAGAACATTTTTTTCTGCTATATTTTTATAGAGCTTAAGGAGCAACATGCCTGGTGTACGGTACGGCCCTGACATTTCTGATGACGCCGCATATATTCTGAATCAAATTGTCAGCCTCCAAGATGTCGAGGCTGACCTCAAGCGTCGTGGGCGAAAACTTAACGACCGTGACTCGAAGACTTTGGCACGAAACGTAAAAGCAGCTCAAACATTTTTTGGTGTAAGTGCTGCAGACATAAAGAAACGAAAATTCGGTGACATGGGAACACTGGCTCAGTATTCCATGGAGGGAATCAATCTCTCTCGCCGCAAGAGGGGGGCCAACGGTAAATGGGTTTACACAAAATCGAAGCGTGTAAAACTTGCAAAAGACAAAGATGGAATTGCGAAACGTACAGTTGCTGAAGAGCACGTAAAATACAGAGGAGCGAATCCAGGCCGCACGTTTATTAGTGCTAGCGAGGACAAGGCAATTCGCAAAAAACTTGACCCAGTTGGTGGTGGAACATACCTTGGAAGGACGAGTCCAAGAAAATTTATGGATGCGCAAAAACGCTTCTATGACCGGATGTCAAAAAAAGGCGCAGTATCTTACGGTAACCAACCGGCAAGAAAAATACGCGGTCAGGACGACCTGGATAAAGTCAATATAGCCAAGCAATATGGCAAAAGCATCCGTCCAAGAATGACAACCTCACGTCCTGGCGGAAGAAGAAAAGCGACCCCAAAGACTCCAGCTCAGTTGAAGCGTGAAAAGACGATTGCAAATGCTGGTCGACGTAGTGGGACTATGAGTACGGCCAAGAAAGCACGTGGGGCAAAAAAGCCAACGAAGCCGCGCAAACGGGCTAAGTAATTTACCTAGCTAGTAAAAATTGATTCCCAATCGCCAAGGTCTACTTCTGCGCCATCACTCGTTGTTTCGTCAATGTCATCTTCATAATAGGCTTCACCCTCTTCACCGATACTTTTCTCCATCAGCATTTGTTTAACGCTTTCAACTGGAGAAATTTCAGCCAGAATTTTTCCATCTTTTGTTTCGCCGACGATTCTCATATTGAGAGAACCCATGCACAAAACGGCAATATCCCAAACGAAGAGCACGAACTCTTCGAGTTGCTCTTCATTCTCTAGTTCTTCATTTTCCTCGAAAAAATAGTAAAGAATTTCAGATACATGGTTGATTATGTCAACAACATGTTCTTTTTGTTTTTCCTTAGGAATTCGAACAATTTTTGCTTCCTCGGCCATACCCAGAAGCTAGCACATAGTGTTGGCAAGGGGGATACGTGTTTAATGTTAAAATTTAATATCAGCAATTTATTGCATCATTTGACGAGAGGCCGAAATGCTCGCATCTATTTTTGACATCAAAACATATATGGACATCTCGCTTACTGCGAGGCAAGAAGACGCCGCGACAATGATTCTTGCCGGACTGCAGAGCGAGCTTGAGGGCTATCTAAAAAGACCGATTGAAGTTTCCGAATACACGGAAGAACATCGTCTCACTTCGTCTCACACCGGAATTCCGATGAGCACATTCCTTACAGCAAACGATAATACGTATAACTACGGTTTCGAAAGCAGTCCAAAATACGACATGACCACATGGGCTTCTCCACCCCCAGCAATTTATTTTAAAAATACACCAATATCGTCAATTACGGAAATAAAAGTAAAACCGCTATTTGGTGAAGAGCGAGTTCTTGAAGAAGAGACAGACTATGTAACTCGCCCATATGGGGTTGACTATTATTACGGATACGCAGACGATTTGGTCACAGTAACGTACGAAGCGGGATTGGACGGCTCAACAATTCCGGTGTTTAAGTTAATGATTTTGCGTGCCGCCAGCAGAGAGATGCAAAATATGCACGATGACGTAGTATCCGTTAAAGACCTAAACACGAGGAACACCGGGCCACTGGTTACTGGATTCCTTGATTCTGAACTTATGGCAGTAAGAAAATACCGCAGAGTAAGGGTTTAATGGTGGGCGGAGCTGTCCAATACAAAGTAATCATCAGAATAGATATTGATGAGGCAAAAGACAGGCTCGACAACATGCTTGACCGCATGAACGATTTCGGTCCAATTCTAAGACACGCTGGAGAAAAGCTCGAGCGCGTTTACTCTGAAAACTTTACGACCATGGGAGCAATGTCCGCAAAAGCAATGCTTCGCGGTGCCTGGCCACCGCTTGACCCACAGTACGCAGCATGGAAAGCAATGAGATATCCAGGCGCCCCACCATTGGTGCAGACCGGAGAATTGTTTCGCAGCGTATCCAACTTAACCAAAGGTCCAGTAAATTCAATAAGTGACCACGAAGCAGTATTTGGTGTTGTTGGAAAAATTCCAAAGTTCCATCAATACGGAACTGAAAACATGCCAGCTAGAAAAATAATTTTTGTTCCCAAAGATTTTGACAGAGATATGGGTAAAGCTGTCGCTCGCTATGTCACCGAGGGAAGCAAAATTATATGAGCGATTTAATGAATGGCGTTCACTTTGCAAAAGAATATGTAAATTCATATCTCCAGCAAGACATACCGATAAGACTGGTTAGGTACAGAAACGGCTGGAACCTTCACTCCGGACAACTCCCTGACCCAGAGGACTACCTGGCCCATGAGCCATTGGCCATAGACCATTGGCCTTCGATAATTACCGTCGCTCTATCTACTGGACAAATGGAAAGAATTGGTTTTGCCGGGCCAGACCCCCTGTATCGAGTCTCGTACAACATGAGGACTTACGTTTGGGTTAGAACCGAAGGAACTGCAGAGACGACATTAATGCGAGATAGATTAACAACTGTTGTTCGTTCTGCACTTTTGGACTACCCATGCTTAAAAGCATATGATTCAAGGACTTCTTTCAGGGCACTAATTGACGAATCAACCTTTCGTGAAGAGTTTTCGGACATTACCCTACTCAAGGGTGACCGGTTTATGGCTGGTGCATATATTGGTTATACATTAGAAATTGATGAAGTTGTGACGAGACTTGACATCGGAACCATGGACGAACTTCGTTTGGTCGTTAAATCTGTCTCTTCTGATGGCGCACTTCCATCAATGCTGGACGATGAGAATCAATCGGCAAGCGTTTCGCTTGGTTAGTATCGCTCCAGTATGTTTGGATTTTTCAATTTTAAGTTAAATAGATAGTTGCATAAAATAAACACTCCCTATCTGTACAATTGAAATCAACATACGGGATTCAACCCCAATACCGAATTAGGAAGGTCCTATGCCTGGTGTAGTGATTTCAACTTCAGTAAGAACCGGCCCGTCAACGGCAACGGTTCGGCAGTCTTCGCAGCTCTTCATTGTTGGCCTCGCGGAGCGTGGACCATCAACAGAGGCGGTGCTTGTAGAGAGCATCGCAGAATTCGAAGATGTTTTTGGCCCATACAAGTCAGACTCATACCTTCACCCATTGGTCGAGTGCTTCTTTGAAGAAGGCGGCACGCGCGCATATGTTGCTCGTGCAGTTGGTGCTTCGGCAACAGTTGGTGAATTGACACTTCAGTCTGGCGGCGATGACGCAATGACAATCACGGCAAATGGTGCTGGCGATTGGTCATCAGACATTGAAGTTCAAGTAGAACACCCATCGGGTTCAACATTCAAAGTTAACTTGTTCTTTGAAGATAGTCTTGTCTACACAACTGGAACAGTTTCATCCGTTCCGCAGGCTGTAGGTAGAATCAATTTGAGCGCAGTCGCATCGCGCTACGTTGTTGCTTCAGTTGATGACGAAACACTTATCCCAGCCGTTCTTGCAGCCACAGCTCTTTCAGCTGGTGATGCAAATCAATCATCAGTAACGGATTCCACATATACAAGTGCTCTTGAGCTGTTTAATGACGCACTTGGAACAGGTGCTGTTGCATGTGCTGATTCTTACTCGAACACAATTAGCGCAAACCTGGTTACACATGCAAATGCGTACAGCAGAATCGCTCTTCTGTACCCAGCAGAAAATGCAACTGCCGCAAACGCAAAGACACTTGCAACAACTATCCAAGCAGCAGACCATGCAGAACATGCAGCCGTTTACCATCCTTGGGTGCAAGTTCCCACAACGGTTGCCGGTGTTACTCGTTTCATTCCGCCAGTTGGATATGTTGCTGGTAAGCGTGCAGCTGCACACAACCAAACAGGTCCACATCTACCAGCCGCTGGTTTGATTTCTTCCGCACGATTCGTGAGCGGATTGAAGACAGACATCAACAAGACAGTTGGCGATGACCTAGATGAGTACTCAGTAAATGCACTCAGAATTATCCAGAACACGGTTCGTATCTATGGTGCGCGCTCATGTTCATCAGACACAGACAACTTCCGCTACATCACGCAGCAAGATGTTGTCAACTCAATCGTGTCAGAGTGCTACAGAAGCCTTGAGGACCTAGTGTTCAGCCCAATTGATGGCAGAAACACAATCTTCGCAAACGTCGAGGCTCGCCTCGTTGTAATTCTTGCAGCAATGCGCGACCTTGGTGCTCTTTACCCAGCGTTCGACGTAAATGGCAAGCAACTCGACAACGGTTACACCGTGAAGTGCGATACATCGATTAACCCAGCGTCACAACTTCAGACAGGTCTCGTCAAGGCGAGAGTCGGTTTGCGAGTAAGCAGCGTTGGTGACCAAATCGAAATCGATATCGTCAAGTCCAACCTAACCGCGTCAGTGGTATAACGGAGGAATAAACAATGGCCAAAATAGCACAGCGTCAAGTACTTGCGGAAATTTTCCCAAGCAACTTCGCCAACAACGCCAAGCAGCAGACAAACGTTCAGACGAACCTGCCTAAGTGGACAGGATTCAAGTTTGCTCAGGTGTCGGGTGGCGAAATCACAGCCTCTGTAGAAAAAATCTACGAGGGTGGAAAGTCTCGCCCAACAGTTCTGTGTGCTCCTTCTGAAATAGGTGACATCACCTTGACAGCCCACTACGACGACGATAACGTCGCAGCCGATACGGCTGCAGGTATTGCGGCAAAGATTCAGACGCTGCGCAAGTATGTCGGTGTTGCTTACTACAACATTACGGTATCTACTTACGACTGCGACATCAAGGACCCAACAAACGACCGCTACTACTACGATGCGCTGTTGGTTGGTATTACGGAGCCAGAGGGCGACTCGTCCTCGGGTGCTCCAGCTACCTTTGCTTTGACTTTCGCAATCTCAGACGTAACGTCAACATCTCGCTAAATTTGCTAGTTGCGCCACGAGGCGCACTGGTGTGATAGTTTCTCATACATGAGCGACAACACACTTTACACATCAGACGAAAACGAGCCAGCACGCAAGAAGGCAACAAAGGATGCTCAGTCATCCGGCCTTGTGCAGACCAAGGAAGAGTCACAACTAGAGCGTCTTCGCGCTGTGGTGAAGAAGAAGGTTGAACGTTCCTACGTTCTTATCCCTGTTCCGGAACGACCTGGCGTGAGCATCAAAGTGAGCCCAAATATCACGCAAAGCCAAATGAAGAATTGGCGCAAAAATGCAGGTGAAGATTCGCGCAACGGTCTCGATGCAACAAAGTTTGCTTGCTTGGTTATCGGTCACACCGCAACCGGAATCTTTATTGACGACGAAGAGGTGTTTGACGAAAATGGCAATTTCTTGAATTTCGCACATCCGATAATTCTCGAAATGACAGAGGCAGCACGCCCTGTTCCAGACGCAGTTCGTGCGATGTTTGGCGTTGACCCACACGTGGAGTCTGCAGCACTTGCAATTCTTGATGCCGCTGGATATTCGGATACGGTCGCAGCAGTGGACCCTACGAAGGAGTCTTCAGCGAATTAGTTGAAGATTCCGCAATAAAGTCAGCAGCTCGACTCGGTGAGCTGTTCCACACAAATCCGCTAGACCTATTGGCTGTAGAGGATGTTGACTGGTTGATGCTTTTGGCCTGTGCTAAAGTTATATCTAACGACCGCGAAGAGCAAGAGCGTAAGTCGAAGACTCAGAGGTAGTACGGGAAACCCCAGAAACCCCATAGCTCGGCAGTTCCTTACACTCACGTGACTTAAAACTCACCTGGAGCAGTAATGGCCGACGAGACAGTCAATATAAAAATAAAGATTGATGCGAAGACTCGTGAACTTCGCAAGGTCATGGCTGAGCTTGGCGCGCTCAAGAAGATGGAGCGCCGTTTTGCTAGCGGTAGAACCATTGAAAACTACGCCCAATCCACCACCCGAAGTATTTCAGGTATGGCGTCAAAGTGGAAACGCAGTTTCGATGAAATAGATGCTGCTACCAAGATGACTGGAAAGTTTCTTGGTGGCTTCTTGAAGCTCGCCATTAAGAGCGTAATTATAGAAATGGCGCTACTTTCAGCAACAATGATTGGAGTTCACGCACTCTTCAAGGCTGGTCAATTCTTGGTCAAGGCGTACCAAGGAGCTATGCAGTTTTTAGCTGGTGGGGCTGCCGCAGCTGCGATGGCAATAGGAACAGTTGCTGCAGCAATACGTGAGCAGCAGGCAGCAATGTTTGCATATAGAGGAAAGGGAGCAAAAGAGTTCGGTTCATCCATGAATCAAACGAGAATGGCAATGCGAAACCTTCAATCAGATGTTTCGCTTGCAGGACTTGGTGTCGATTCGCTGAACAAGGCATTTGGCGTTATGTCTAAGACCATGAATATGGCGCAGATAAATGCGAGCAATAAAACAATCCGAGCTTTGATGGATTTTGGTTCAGCAGGACAGGACCCAGCAAAAGCTGTTGAACAAGTTGCCGCAGTAGTCGCTGCTCTCTCTGACCAGAAAAAGGGAATCGGCGAGGTAATGGCCGAAGCAAAAAAACTCGGTCCAGAAATGCAAAAAGCACTGAAAGATGCGAATATTAAAACGAAAGACCAGTTTAAAGAGCTTTTATTTTCTGGAAAGCTTGCTGAAAAAGGAGGTGTTGCTGGACAGTTTGAAGCAGTAAACAACACACTCATCGGACAACTTAAAGCATATTTCGGAGTAATCCGTAGCGAATTTGCAGACTTCGGCGACCAGTTCCTTGAGCCAACCAAAAAAGCATTTGAAGAAGTATTTGGGATTATACGAAGAGACCTTGCTCGAGCAAGCGCAGCAATTGCCGGAGGTCCTGGATTCGATTCATTTACCGGTGGTTTTGTAACGGCAATAGACAAGCTGTCCAACTGGATGGTCACGATGTTGCGGGAGTATTTACCAAAAGCACAAGGAATGTTTGAAAGAATGGGCAATTGGTTTTCTAACTTCCGCCGTGGTTGGAACTTGCTTCTCGATAAGCTACGACCTCTCATAGATGGCGCTAGAGTTTTGTACAAAGCGTGGGACCCAATCTGGGAAGCCATTAAGCGTGGCGCAGACAACCTTACTCTTTTCAGAGAATTGCTTATCAAGAATGAAGACAGTGTTGCCGAATTTGGGCAGCGCATAGGCGACTTGATTGACAGCTTGGCTAAATATTTCATGAACATGAAAAAAATGTTTGCTGACATGGCTCCTTTTATAAACGACCTTCTCGCCGGAGTAAAAATGATGTTCGACCTTTTGTCGAAAATGCAAACTCTCGGTGCTGGAAATGGTCTTGCGTCCGCCCTTGCGCCTCTATTTGGTTTTGCTATAGCGGCACGAGGAATGAAGAGCGTTAAGGGCATGATGATGCCTGGCGTCGGCGCAATGAGTACCCAGCAAATGAACGTAACAGCAGGAACAGTAAATGTTGGAAGTGCTGCACTTACAGGACCAACTGGCCCTTCGGAAATGTCAAGACTCGCCAGCGGAGGAAGGGCTGCAGCTGTCAGTGGTTCGCCGGAAGCAAAAAAGGGTCTCGCCTCAGGACTGGCTACTGCTGGTATGGCATCGAAAGCTGGAGGTTCACCGAAAGAATTTCCAGGAGCTGGCTCCATTACTCCATCCACCGGATTCTTTCAGGCCCTTGGCATAGGGTATCGAGAGCCAACCAATAACGGGATGGCAGCAGCAACAGCCCGAAGGATTGAGGGATACGCACGGCGTCGCGATGCTGCGCTCGGGTTTACAACTGGCCCTGGCATTGGTTCGCGAATTGGTGCATCAATCATGGCACGCACTAGGGACTATGCATCAGCAGCAGCAATGACCCCGGCAGAAAGGGGTGGTCTCAGCGCATCAGAATATGCCGCTGGCGGAGTTGGTGGTGGCGCTACATACGGAGAAGCAATGCGCAACTCAATGACGAGGGCCGGAGCGCATGTTCGTTATGGGGCACTTGCAGGAGCCGATAGGGCTCAACTATTTGCGCGAAGAGTTGGTACTGCTGCTTCACGCGGCATGGACTACATGAGACAGGCTGCATATGACCCAAATCTAAAAAATGCTGACGGACAAACCGTGGGTGGATATGTAAACCTCCAGGAACAAAGAAATGCCATACGAGCAAACCGAGATTCAGCAATCGATGCACGCGGCGGAAAATTTCTCGCAAGGCAAGCAGAAAATATACGTGCCATGCGACAGAATTTACGCTTAGAAAGAAACATGACAAAATTCGGTGCAGCGCAGCAGAAATTCGGTAAGAGCTTCGGTGGTCGAATGGGTACTGCGATGGGGCTTGGAATGGCCAGCCAGTATGCGCCAGAAGAAATGCGTGGAGCAATGGCGCTCGGCGCAACCGTATCGCAGCTTGACCCGCGACTTGGTATCGCGGTAGCTGGTATAGGTGGCGCCATGACTGCTCGTGGCGGACTCAAAGGCGGCCTTGCTGGAGCAGCTGGCGGAGCAGCGCTCGGCGCGCAGTTCGGAGGAGCATACGGAGCACTGGCTGGTGCGGTAATCGGAGGAGTATTTGGCGTAATCAAAGGCAGCATAAATAAAGGTGCTTATGAAATGAAGCAAGCCAGAGAAGTAGCTCGTGAAAGTATCAGGCAAATATTTTCCGGCATTGCAACTGCTGCTGGAACACAATTTGAAAGAAATAAAAGAACATACGAAGCTGGCGGCATGTTAAGCGGTGGCGGTGCGTTCGGCGATGTCGCCAAAGATTTTGTTTCCAGGAGGATGCGTGCAGCCACGGGAATACTCGCAATCTCAAGAACACAAAAACAAAAGGATTTGTATGGGAAGGGTGGCGGTCAAAAAACAATTGAAGAAGTCTTTCAGGAAGTATATGCAAATCAAGAGAAGCTAGGAATCAGCATTCCAAAAAGCAAATACGAAGAAATAATGGGCAAGGGCAAATCCGGCAGAGATAAGCGTGCATATGGGTTTTTGAATGAACTTGGTTTTTCAGGTGTACAAGACGATAATCCATTTTTTCCAGATGACTACAGCAGTATGGAAAATGCAAGCATTGATGCAAAATTTCTTGCAAAAATGCAAGGATTTAAAGACATAGACAAGCAGGGCGACCTGCGCATGCAGTACCTTACAAAAATCACTGGAAAAAGCGGTGCGGAATTAGAAATTCTTGCAAAAAATCTTGGTGTAAACATATACGACCCGACGGTTAAATTCAATGAATTGTTAAAAGCGCTTGGCGAGAATGTTGTGAAAACAGCGCAAGAACTCAAAAATGCATTTGTTGATTTGTTCCTTGCAGCTGGAGATATATTTAGAAAACGTCGTGAAGGAAGAGAGTCCATACTTGCAATAAATTCTTCATCTCGAGGCCTTCGAGACACGCTTGTTTCAGGAGGCTTGAGTGATACAGAAAAAACTGTTGCCGTAGAAGGTTATTTTGAAAATTATTTCCAGCAGATATTGGCCTCAACCGGTGGAGACCCTGTCGAAGCTTATCTTGCCACAGTTGGTTCATTTGGTACAGAAGGACAGGGCGTATATGCGCCTGGTCAGGTATTCGAGGGACAATATGGGGCCATTAATCCAAGCTACCAAACTGGAATACAAGAAGTTAAAAAAGGAATAGGAAATCAATACGGTGGTCAATTGCAGGCCATGCTTGGAGAATTAGGTTTTAACACTGACGCAAATATGGCTTCTCGACTAATCAGCGGTTTGAGCGACCAGGATATGACGAAGTTCTTGAATCTAACAAATAGGGGTGCGCTATTTACTGGAGATAAAGGCGACTATACAGACGAGGACATAAGAAACATTCTATCGACGGTTGGTCTTGGTGGACTAGCGCTTGAACGGACACCAGAAGAAGCACTTAATGAAATTGCCAACAAGACTGCCGACTTAGCTACGGCATCAGAAGGACTGAAGTCCGCAGTTGAAGAATTCAATGGATACCTAGATGGATTCTTTGAAAACATGCAGGATAAACCAGAGTGGTGGTCAAAGTCTGCAATGGCTGAAATTATGAACCAGGACACCACAACTCCGCGTGGTGATACAACTTCAAGCAGGCTTTCGCAGACAATGGCCCGTCACGCAGCAATGGACAGCCAACTAACTGGCAAACGAAACGTAACATCCGCCTACAGAACAGTCGGACTTGGCTCAATCAATTCAGACCATGTAACCGGAAGAGCGTATGACCTTACTGGCCAAAACCTTGGCGCATACTCGCGTCTTGTTCACGAAAACGGCGGGTTTGCAGAGTTCCACGGAACGCAAGCAAATCGACACCTACATGTAGTCCCAGCTAGAGCTGGAGACACTTCATCTCCCATGGCGCCTATGGGGATGTCAACAATGACAGCAGGTAGTGGTGGAAGCACAAACTACTTCAACATCGAGATTAATGGAGCAACGCAGTCACCAGAGGCAATCGCAAACATGGTGATGGCAAAGATTGCTGAAAAAGAAAGAAACGCCAGGGAGCGTAGCTAATGGCCTCAACCGGAACAATCAGACTCTTTACTATTGGGTATACGGCTTCAGATTCGTTAAGCCTATTTAAGAACTACCCACTTAAAAGAAAGTATATTCAAGTCGAAAATACGTCAACACCTGTTTTCCCGGAATCGTATTCTCTCGTGTCTGCGCAAAAATACTGGTTTCCATTTGCTGAAGTAACACCATCTGACGAAGAATACATAACATATACAAACGGGGATGAATATACATTTAGTGAACCAGACTTTCAACGGACCCCAGAGAATTCAGCAAATCCGAATAAGAATAAAGTAAATGACTATTCTGTCGGAGCAAGAATAGTTTTTGGAAACGAAGTCTACGAGGCAGTAAATTACAAATTCAACTGGTCAGACACTGAGTTTGACTATTCAAAAAATCCATATCTTTCTGATTCCATTTATAAATGGAAAAAACTCAGCGACTCATCTAACACTTGGATACAGTATTGGTATCATCCACAGTTAAAAAGATTCTTCCCATTGGCCAACACAAACGCGCTTCAGTCATTGCCGGACGTTGGGGACTTTGACGCATCAAAATGGTCATCTTTTATAGGTGACTCAGCAGACTTGAATTTGACGAATTTTACTAATTCGCAGATAAAAGAACTCGTGTCTGGTGGGCTATCTCTTCTTGCAGCTAAAACGATAGTACTTGATGCTGATACACGAATTTCTAAAATATATAGCGGAACGATTGCCATGGATACGTTGCGCAAAACCGGAGCAATACAGAACTACGAAAATGGATTAAGCACAAGTGGAACAACGGTTGTGGTATCTAAATCAACCGGTGGCTCAGAAGGGGAGGGTGGTGACTACTCATACTCCCTAGACCAGCCCCAGATGGTGCAGTTTTACAATAATCCAGATGGTTCAACAGCCCCAAGACCAGCACGTTTTGTTTTCGATTATCGCCCAAATAACGTTTCATATTCAAACATTGGCGCTGAATGGACCGAGATTCCGCGAGTAAATAATACGCCTTTTGTTGACTTCAAGAACTTCAAACTAATGAAGATTAGTTTCGAATTTTTGGTTGGCGACAACAACAACATCTTCACCTCATGTGACGAAAAATTACGTGAACTTCGTACTATGGCCATGCGGCCAGAACCTGTCATATTTTTAGGTTTTGACTCAATGTTCACCGAGCAACTCACCTACCCAACTTGGACCGGTGGAAGTGGAATCGTTTTTGCAATTGTCGATATGTCAATTACTTCTGTTCAGCGAACAAGGTCAAGTAATGATTCTGTATTTAGCCAGACACCAACAGGTGAAATAAACAGAGCAACAGTAAATATGTCAATTTTAGAATTGCCTCTAGAAACGCCGCTTATAGCAGTACTTCCAAAAATTACTCCAAGTACTTCAACTCCCGGAGGAACAACCAACAATCCAGATGACTTATGCACTCAGATATTCACTAAAAATCCAGGAATACCAGCGAATATTCGCGCAAAAATGCTGTCTACTGCTGGATGCCCTGGAATCCCAACTAAATAATGAGAACGAATGGCTGCTGACCTAACAACATTTGCTGGATGGCGCTACTCCCGTCAGTATAGGGGGCCATACCAGGGGAAGATTCTTATTGCCGACCTGTCAAACACGTCATCAAATGGTTATGCGGACATTTCAAAACTTGTTACAAGTGTGAATGTTAGCTATTCGATGGATATGGCCTCTCAGTTGAGCTTTGAGCTGGTGGACCCAGAGCTACGCATGTCAGGACAAAATTTTTTCACTCTGGGCAGGGACATAATATATGAAACGCAAACACTTGGACGCATAGATGACGGGTCGGGAAGTGCTGCGCTCGTTAAACAGTTGTTTGAGATTTCCAAGGTGACAGTATCCCAGGGCCCTGGCAGTAGTCCTACTTTTAGTATTGATTGCTACTCCAAGGCGATACAGCAAATGAAGAGAGATAAACGACCCGACACAATCAAAGGGCAAGGAACGGATTTCGTTAGGCGTGCAGCTGCAAAATACGGTTTAAAGTTTTACGGACAAGAAACAACAAAGAAGCAAAATATAACAAAAGCTTCTGGAGAAAAACAAGCAGAATCATTGTGGGATGTAATTACCCGTCTTGCTGGAGATGCAAAATTTGTTTGTTTTGAAACTGATGGATATTTAATATTTGCATCAGAACAATTTCTTCTTCATAAATGGGGCACCAACGCAAGACAGGTACCGAAGTTTACTGTTGACAAAACAACTGGCCAAAAGAAACAAACTGGTAAAAAAACGCAACGATGGATACCCCTTCAGTATCCTAATCAAAGTACGCCTCAATTTCAGTATCTTGGTACACCAGGGTATTTTAAGTTGACACAATACCCAAGCATCACGAAGTCTGACAATGACCCGTATGCCGCAGATGGCTCCTGTGTTGTTGAGAGAACCAACGGAACGCAGATTCGACCAGGCATGACGGCGTATGTTGGCAACGTTCCGAACATGTCGGGTTTTTATATAATCGAATCTGTTTCATTTGACGAGATGTCTTCAGAGCCAGTAAGCGTCTCTTTTAGAACGCCGCAGCGTGATGAAGAAAAGAATAAACCAAAACTTCTGCCAATTGGCGTCACGTATCAACAAACATACGTTCCGTTTGCTGGGACACAGACCACTCCAGTAACTGTGGTCCAATCTGCAAAAAACGCAACAGGGAAAAAGATTACTTCAGAATCACTGGATGCACGCTTACTCCCGATACCTGACCAATCAAACCAATTGCGTTACCCAAGAATGCAGTATGCAAACCTGACCATTACCTACCCAATGCTCAAGGGGGCAATAGCACAAGGCGGAGCAGGCCAAGCAAGCACAAATGATGCCGATTCAGTTCTATATACAGGCAACATAAATCTTTTCTCGCGTCCAGTTCTTCCATCAGGGTCTGATGCTCTGACAATATTTTCAATTACATACGAGTTTGAATTCGGAAGTGAATGGAGGGCAGTATTGCTCCCGGCCATATATACACAGGGTGGCGTGGCCGTACTAAAGAGCAGCGCAGAAGTAATAGCTAAATATAACGCTGACGGGGGATATCTTGGAACAGCAAAATACCTTGCTGTTGTTCGTGGTGAAACTAAGCAAAAAGCTATCTTGAATGCTCGTGATTATGCATATTTACTATCCAAACAGCAGTCTCTGATACTAGATAAGCGTTTTCCTGAATACTCTGGGTCACGTGGTTCTATTCCAAATACGGCAGGCGATTCGACATCGCTATGGGTCTAGGAGGATAAGCAATGGCTCGTAATAGACCGGACATCGTTGATAATCAAAAAGCATCATCGCACCCGCTTAAGGCTGGTCGGATATTCACAGCAAATGTAACGGCAGTCAATAGTTCTGGGCAAATTAGTGTTTCCATTCCTGCTATTGGTTCAACATACGGTCCGATTACTCCAATTGGAACAACAACTCTTAACAAATACTCAGTTGGAGATGTAGTGAAATGTTCATTCACGGATGAGTTCTTTAATGAAATAATGGTTTATGGGTCTGCAAAAATAAAAGCCGACGTTTATGCCTCAAAAGTTCTTTTTGAGCAATTGCAGGCAACCGTTAGCGCTCTTCAGACGCAAGTGGCAAATCTTCAAAGTCAACTTAATTCGCATAGTCATTAGGAGGTGAAAAGATGGACATGATTCAATTCCCGGTTCAATTTGATTCGACTGGTTTTAAAAAGCTAAGAGACGGAACAACTGACTATTATGCACAATTGCTTTCAATTATTATTCTTACAGAACCAATGACCCATCCATTCACTCCAGCTTTTGGTGCTAACGACCCTGCGTTTAGGACTGTAGATAAAGGGCTATTTGTTTTAAATGCGTCGAGGTATGTTCCAGAAATAAGAATAACCAATTTATCAACAACATCAAACGAAGGAAACACTGGTAAAACCAAAGTTTCTTTCGCTTTTGAAATACAAAGCTCGTAGGTTTAAAATGCCAGCAGATTTTTCAGAATACGTCAACCTCACAATTTTTGACAAGGAACCAGGCGACATTTATCGCGACTCGATTGAGTTGGCTCGACTCAGCTTGCCTGAATTCAATCTCCGTACTGGTTCTCCAGAAGACGCGATTTTTCAGGCAATGGCATATGTAAGTGCGTTGAATATTGCTGCAATAAACAGACTTCCAAATAGGCTTATGGCAGGAATTGTGGGAATGCTCGGATTTATTCGCCAGGAGGCTATTCCAGCAGAGATTGATGTCACCATCACGCTCAACACATATGATGGCGGAACAATACCTGCTGGAACGGTTTTCAGCTTTGAAGCGTTGTTTGAAGATGAATTACAGGAATTTCCATTTCAGACAACATCTGCACTGGAACTGGAACCGACTGATTTGGAGATATCTGTAGATTATCCGAGCGCATCAGCAACCATTGTGTGTTTAACGCCAGGAATTATTCCACCAATAGATGATGGAGCTCAGTTAAAAATACTTTCTTCTGGAACACAAATCCAAACAGTAACGGTTAGAACGCCTTCAAATTTTGCAAATGGAATTAACTCAGACTCAGATACAGACTACCTATCACGAGCTACAACTTATTTGCGTTCTCTTACTTCGTCCCTCACAAGAGCAACACAAGTCGACTCATATGTTCTTTCTGAATACCCAGACGTTATAAGTCGTGTCAAAACATATGACTTGACTAATGGCGATGATACAAGCGGCGACATAACTGTAAAAAGACAAGCCGGAGTCATAAAAACATTCTTGGATAATAACCTGGCAACAATTCAGACAGCAGCACCACACCTATTCATAACTGGTGACACAATTGAATTAGAGGTTTTTGACCCTTCGGTAAGTGCAACATTTAATGGCTTGCATGAAATAACTGCTACCGGTTCAGATACGGTTAATTTCGTCAAAGTAGCAACAAACTCAGCAAGCACCACAGTTACTGCTTCTGCTTACGCTGGTCAGGATGTGTCTGGTTTCGTAACTGTTTTTGGATATGGCCTAAACACTTATTTAACATCAATTGAAAAAACAAACGTTGTTGCTGACATTCGCGCAAAATCAGTTGCTGGATTAACTTTTGAAATGTTAGACCCAGAAATTTGCACATTAGAAATTTCTGGAGAAGTTGTGATAAGTGAATCGTATGATGCTGCATCCGTGGAGGGTGCCGTACTTAATGCGTTGGTCGACTTCATAAGTCCGGCAAAATATCCATACACCCAAGATAGAGTGAGACAGACACAGCTAATATCACTTATAAGCAATGTCCCTGGTGTGGTTTTTGTTGAATCACTCACGCTCTCTCCAACTGGTTCCGGTTGGTTGCCACAACTGGGCAACGACTTGCTATTTCATAAAAAAGGCTCATTGCCAATAATTGCAGTTGAAGACATTGACCTTACGTTTACGGTATTGGAAATAAGTTAACAATGGCTACAACACGTAACCTTTTGCCATACGATAGTGCGCTGCTTCGAGTAAATGATAGTGGACAAATTGTTGAACTCGGCGCATATTCAAACGATTGGGAATCAACTAACTCGGAATTAACAATAGTTTCAACTAACTTTTTGGTTGATACTCGTTACGTTCTGCAATTAAACCCATCATCTACTGGTGAAATATTAGTAACACTAGAAGATGTTCCATTATATCTCGAAGACAATGGACGAATTCTTTCCTTTAATATGCGAATCAAAGCGCTGTCTTCTGTCGATTTATCAACAATGATTTATCTTGATGGTTCATCAACTGGAATTGAAGGAAATATTCAGTCATTTAGCAGCGGTGAATACAACGCTATTCAGTCAAATAGAATAACCGTTCCGGATGATTCAGAGCTTCACACCTTAAGTGTAAGAATATCTATCACTGGACATAATGCGTCAAACATATGGTTGACATGTCCACACCTAATTCACGACCTGGATTTCTACTCTAATGATTTCGTATCTGGAATACGAAATTTTCTACCTGATTTTTACTGGGAACTTGACTCATCTCAGTCATATCCGACTTATCCTTTTTTTAGACTTATTGACGTGCTTACATCTGCTGCTGGTGACACAAAATCTGAATACGAAGAGATGTACGGTCTTGAGGCCGAAGAGCTGGTAACACAGGACGAGGGAATTCTCAGTTGGGTTCAGAGTTCGCTTGTTTCTCCATCAGCGGCTCGAGACGCGTATTTGAGTTGGCTGGCTCAATTCAATGGGGAAAGAATCCATCGTAACTTTCAGTTATCTGATGGGACTCTTTATTTCAATAACGCCGGTCTTCAGCGAGACTTTGTGGAGTGGCAGCTCTATGGGAGCCATTATGGAAGAGGTGCTGGGACAAGACATGCAATGATTGAATCTGCAAAACAGATGACAATCAGGACAAAAGATGGAGAGGCTTCCACACAGTCTGTTTCGTTGACGCCATATTTCGGTGGAGACCCTTTTGCGATTCGCATTCAGACGCTAACAAACGAAACAATTGATGCAAATGTCGGTGAATCAAGCGATGCCATACTCCAATCAGTGAATATGGCTAGACCTATGGGATACGTGGTTACTCACCAAACTATTGACGAATTCTTCTTAACACTTGATGACGTCACGTATGGTTTGCTTGATGGAAGCATCTCGTTCGGGTGACCAGTATGAAACATAATGCTAAAATAAAACACAATAATTTAGGAGATTTCTAAATGGCCGGTACAGGTGTAAGACTATTTCTATCTGGTGATACTGCATATGCAGCAGACATAAACACGTATCTCATGGACCAGGTGGTTGCGCGTTTCGCGACCACAGCAGCGCGCGATGCGGCGTTTGGCGACGGAATTCCCGTATCCCAAGGAGGAAGCGGCAAGCCAGCGCTGTCCGAAGGCCGCATTTGTTATATCGATGAATTGAACTTAATTCAATATTACAACGGCGCTTCGTGGCAGGACTCAGCGCAATTTACGGTTGGAGATGGTGCAATCACCACGCAAAAGCTAGCTGCCAACTCTGTAACATCTGACAAAATTGCCCCAGGCACGGTAATAGCAGCAGATATTGCTGCTGGGACAATTACCGCAACAGAACTAGCAGATGGTGCTGTTACATCAGGAAAGATTCTTGACGGAACGATTGTCAACGCTGATATAAACACTTCGGCGGCAATTGCATACAGCAAGTTGAACCTAGCAACATCTATCGTTAATGCTGATATAAATGCTTCTGCTGCGATAGATAAAACCAAAATATCTGGAACAGCTGTGACCCTGGCTGACACTGGAGTGATTACCAGTGCGATGATTGAAAACGATTCGATTGTCAATGCCGACATCAAGAGTAACGCAGCAATTGCTTATAGCAAATTGAGTCTGTCTGGTTCGATTACGACAACAGATTTAGCTACTGGTGCAGCTCGCTCTGGGTTTAGGTCACCGATTGTTGCTCAGCAAGGTGCGACACACACAATTGCGGCTTCCGATGTTGGTGGTTTAGTGGTGCTTTCGTCTTGTACTTCGGTTGTCATACCAACCTCTGATGCAACATTTACAGTTGGGGACAGAATAGATTTTCTTCAAACAGGCACACAAGTAGTTACATTTAGCGCCACATCCCCACAAACCGTTGGCGGGTTTGACGCTCAATTAAAACTTGGAGGACAGTTCGCAGTTGCAACACTTGTAAAGTATGCAGCAAATACATGGGTTCTAGTTGGAAATATAACGAGTTAACATGATTCCTGGAATAGTTGAGGCAGGTGGGGGCAGAATCCTCCCAACAACGTCTGACGATTTTAATCGCGCAAACAGCACAGACATTACTGCTGCTGGAAAAAAATGGACAGAGACAAGTGGTGACTGGGCAATCACCAGTAACCAACTGACCACCTCAACCGCCGCAGCTAGCTACCCGATAGCCACATTGCGAACTAATACAAAAAACGCAACAGTTAAAGTTGACAGAGCAAACGGGGATGGATGGGGTGCTGCATTCTGGGTGGTGGACCAAAACAACTGGTTTGCCGCCAACACGGAGATGACGCAATCAAGTGTTCAAAACCCTGCTACTAGCGGCAGCTATGAACAGCAAACATTTACCGGAAACACGTGTAGCGGTGGGAAAATATATAACGGCGACAGTTCGTTCCCCCCGTTTGGTGGAACTTGCTACGACGTAGTTTGTATTAGTTACTCTGGGGGAACACCTGCAACGTATGAATATCGAACACCATCAGGACTGTCTTGCTATCAGGATGGAATCCATTGTGGTGGTGGTTATGTTCTCTATGGCTATCAAGCCGGAGACGAATACCTCTGCGGTGGAACGTGTTGCTGCTCACTCGTAATGACAGACCCAGGAACGCCAGGGACATGCAATGAATATCAAATTCAAAACTGTTGTATATATCTTGATGCAACTGACCCTGGTTGCCCTGGTGCCTGCAATGGACAAAGCCCAAGACCGCAGTACACGACCACGACGGTATACTACACAAATCCTGAAACAAGAACCTGGACATACTCGCAAAAAGCAATAATAAGAAAAGCCGTTGCTGGAACGGTTTCGATTGTTGCAAATACGAACACAGTCACATCTACCGAGACGGTTGCCGCGGCTGGGGCTGCTGGTAACCCAACAAGACCAACTTCACTAACCGTAACACTAGTCGGTGAAAGTATATCAATTTCAGCACCAGGGGCAGCAGGCGGAACAATAACAGGAAGCCATACCGCAACGGGGGCCAATAGAGGCAAAAAACATGGCGTTTCTATTGCTCCAGCGACAGTCTCTCAGTCAAATGCTGTCGACAACTTTGTGTATACTAAACCGTAATGAGCGACACAGCAGTTAATTACGGGGAAGAGCGATTGAAGATATGCTTGGGGTGCCCGCGTTTATTCAGGCCGACAATGACCTGTAAGGAATGTGGTTGCTTCATGAAAGTAAAAACGAGACTTAAAACGGCAAAGTGCCCAATAGGAAAGTGGTAAAAACATGGCTTTTACAATAATCACAACAACAAATGGTCCAGTGGTTAAGAGTGGTACGAATCACTACACGCTCCACGATATTGCTGCATGTATTGATATTGCTGAAACAAACGCAACTTTTGTTGACGAAATGGGCACTCACATTGCCAATGAGTTGATGGCCGCAGCCACGGAATGGACGGAAGCATTTGTCGGCGGACTGCAACCATCACAGAACAAAGTTGTTTACTACATGAACTCTGGGGCGCATTTCAAAATGTTTGTCCAGCAGTATGATATGTACAAGCGGAACATGGAAAATCCACCGCCTGCGAGCGCCTCGGTTGTCGTTGAGTAAAGCAGTCCAATTTCCTCCATTTTTTGGGAGCACGCCAAAAATTGGTAAATCAGAAGTACTAGAAATTGATTCAATTAATGACGTTCATCTTGGCGGCGGTGTTGTCTGTTTCAGAAATGCATTTAATCCGAACAAAGAACTCATTATGCCATGGGCTGACAGAAATGCACAGCTGGCGCATGAGCAAAGATGGAAATATCACACCGACAGCTCCGGTCAGAAATATGCGGTAAACGAGGACGGCAATAAATTCTCAATTGAACAGATAGAGGAAGTTCCAATTCGTGTTCTTCAGCCGGTACAGCAAGGCACCGAGCCGGAAGTTGTTGAGATATTCCAGAACTGGGAAGACCAAATTTATAAGTGCTTAATTAAGTACATTCACAGATTCCCATTTGCTCTCGGAACAATATGGTGGAGGAGCAGGGGGCACCTTCTGCGATACGACGAGGGTGATTATTTGGGAATCCATAACGATAATGACTCAAACTATAGGGCCACAAACGGTGAAAGATTTGTCCCCAAGGGGCAGGTGCAGATGCGTCAAGTTGTTGCCGTAATGGCATACATCAATGACTGCGTATCGAGCACATCCGAATTGGATGGAACAAACTACATAGGCGGGGAGTTGTTTTTTCCATACCTTGATATTGAGCACCAAGCAAAATCCGGAGATATAGTAATTTTTCCTTGCAACTTTATGGCCACCCATGGCGTCCACACTGTTACGCATGGGAAACGATACGGGTATCTAGAGTTCTTTTCACAAGGTTCATCACATGATGACGTCTTAATAAATGTGTCGGAGCCAGATGCTGTTGATGACTGGTGTCGTCCGCATTGGATTGACTCCCTGTATGACGATTACTCCCTCTATGCAAAACACTCAGATTACGGTCAATCGGATTTTGATGAAGCAAGAACAAATCCTGTTTATCAGAATCGGGCGCTTGAGGGGGAAAACGGTTTATCTCGGCCGTATTACGCGAGCGATGTAATAAAAGAAACAGAAAACAGGGGTAAAGTTTACCCCGACCAACTTATATAAGCAGTCCCTGAAGCACCATATTCATCTCGGTTCCTGCCAAGATGGATAGTCACCTCTTGGCTTATCAAGTGAATTGTTCATTGTTAAGTGTTTTCCAAAAGTATTGATTCCATGTATGAATCCCAAATGCTCTGGAAATTTTAAATCGATGCATATGTCTCTCAGTTTTCCGTCGCGAATCTGTTCCCAAATATAAACCATCGTTTCAGAGCCAGTTCTTCCATCCACGTAGAATTTTTCTGCTATTAGGTTTAGCATTTCATCTTCCCATTTGGGATTTTTTGGTGTTATTTTGTCTTGAAACAGATGCTCTTTTGGCGGCGACATACTGCCAGACGCAATGAGCCGATTTACGTATTTTGCTGGAGCGGCAGATACGTGGACATCAAAAAGCCCGCCCGACAACAATGCCGCTGCTTCCCGTGCTGATGGTCCTGAAAGAATCATGAGTCGATGCTTTTTATCAGTTAAAGCTTCATCTTCAATGGGGTACCCCCTAATTGCTCCCTCACAGTAGTTATCTGTTAGGCCAGAAACGATGGTCCTCCACTGGTGTTCTTCCTCGTCTCCATTCAAAGAATTTAAGTCAATATACAAACCTTTGTATTTGTTTATTAATACATTTCTTGGTGTTTCCATGGCTGCATCATTTGTGCCTATGCAGATAATCGCCCCACACTCATCAGCAAGCTTCTCCAAAGTGAATAAATTATTTATTCCGCAATCCGATGCTCTGTGTATAGTCTCCATTGACCTATCCATCGATGCGAAAAATACAGAATGTCCTGCTAATTGCAATGACTTTGCGATTGTTGCACCCATTTTCCCGGGAGAATTAATTCCAATTTTCATTGATACGCCTCACTTTATTGGACCAACAGGAACAAACTGTTGGACCGAATTTGCTGAATGACTAGTAATAAAATCAAGATGATACGAAAAGTTCTGCAATTCTTGTCTTTTATGTTCTGCCGGTGGGCTTATATCGAGAACGCCGTGGCAGAACCAGGAAAGATAAGCAAATCTCTCTCCCGTTTCTATTGGTGTTATCTCATGGCAACCAGAAAAGTTAGAAGGGTACACAACGATTGAACCAAACTTGGGGAATACGGTTATGCCCCATGGGCGGAAACTTAGATTTCCACCTGTGTATTTATCGTTTAGGAAAATGCTACACGTAAGAGTATTTGCTATTGGTGCCAATGAGATTGGAGTCAAACCATCATCTGCGTATGGGAGATTTGCGTCGGAATGTGGTCCTATCATTTGTCCCGGAAGATACCTAATTACATGACCCCTGGTCCGCCATTTTACGGCACCTGCGGCAGATGGGAATATCTCCAAGTACTTACTGACACAGTTGGTTCCGGAGTCCTCCAAATCGCTCAAGGTTTGAAAATCTTTTTTTTCTATTCCCAAATGATTTACATTTAAGTATCTATGTGGGGCAATCTTTGCTTGTTCTAAATTGTGGTTATACCCACCAGAATTTTTTAAATTCTCATTACCCAAATTTGAGTAACCCTCATGGTTGGTGGACAGGAGGAGGTTTTCAAGATACTTATCGACATCTTGTTGTGTTGACTTTATTGCATTGTCAAACTGAACAATTCCATTTCCTAGATGCGTTATGTTCATTAAAAACCGTCCGAAACCAGAGACATGGCATAGAAGTGTTTATCTGGCCCACAATTTTGTATGTATTCTCTAAAGTCTTTGCGCAAGTTGGGTAGGTAAACGTTTGTAGAAACCTTTGCAATTTCTGGTTCCTTAACAGGGTCTGCGATGTGCTCGTGATATTCGCTATTTGGGCTTCCGTGTGAATACCAACCCAAATATGAATATCTCTCCCCCCTGGAAACTGGAAGCACTTCATGTGATGCTATGTAATTTGATGGGAACATTAGTATGTCCCCCTTTCGTGGTTTGTAATTTATATTTAGTTCGTTAAAGAAATGGTGTCCTCCAGCAAATGAATTTACAGCATCATCGCCAGATTCATCGCAATCGTTAATGTAGACAATGCAGGATAGTGTATTTCTTGTTGCTAGCTGGTCGGATGGGTGTTCGTATCCATAGACGTAGTCGGCGCTTGTGTCTGAATGGACGCCAAGGTATTGGCGATTACCCACAACTCCAGATGGTGGAGATGAATACCTAACGATATGCCCCTTAACCTTCCACCAAATATTTTTGTAAGAAAGGGGATATCTGAGCATGTATTTGAGCAAATACCTATCTTTCGAGTCCTCCCAAAACTCAAGCATTTCCCTAAACTTATCTGAACATTGCTGATGGGCGGACGAACACCTACTTGGCATCGATGCAAATGTGTCGTAATCAAAAATGTAGCCGCTCATATTTACTAGCGCTTTTTCGCCAGTTTCGGGATGAATTGTTTCGGTGTACATAGCGGAGGCGTCTCTGTCGACAAGCTCCCTACAGGAATTAATAGCAAATTCCCAGTCAAAGTCGATAGCCGACGGAAACAGACAAACACCAGCACCAAGTTCCATCATTTCTACGTCATTAAACTTATTAACCATGGTCATTGCTCCGAGACCTGTGCGCTGCTGCTCTTGCTGGTGGCATTCCGGAATACTTGCCGTTGATGTATTCATCATAGTCTTCAGTGATTGAGCTCAACCAAACTTGTCCACCTGTGTCTGAAATCTCCAACTGTGGGTTTATCCCTTTTTCTTGAGATTCTGAGCCCTGGGCAAACCAGGCAAGGTACGTGAGTCTTTCTCCACTTGTGATAGTGGATATCTCATGGGCGGCTACGTAATTAGCCGGAAACAAAAGTATGTTTCCTTTTTGCGGTTTGATTGCAACGTCTGCATACGGAAATAACATTTCACCGCCACAAAACGCTCCTGGCGCTGGGGTTTCCGACCAGTCGTTAATGAAAACTATTGCACTCAGAACGTTTCTAGTTGCGTGTTCCTTGCTGGGCATTTTTCCATATCTGTAGTTCACATCATTATCCGAATGAAGCCCCAGTGAACCACCGGTTGAATAAGAGAGGATATGTCCAGAAGTTCTCCACCACAGGCAGCTAAGGATTGCTGGAAACATTTCAATGTACTGCAAAAGACAGGAATATATCGCTGGCTCAAATTCGTTGTATATTTCGCTACCCAACCCTTGTAGTCTGAGTGGAGCTTTTGCCATGTCCTGCAGGCTATAAATAAAACCGCCCTGATTTAGCGCGTGGATTGGATTTCCGTTTTCATCTAGGACAACGGTAAAATTTTCTTCTATTGCCTTTTGCTTCAACTTCTCTATCTTGTCTGAAAATTTACTGAATTCGATGTTCGCAGCGGCCACAAACTCGATTATTCCATGACCATGATTTATCACGGAGCTCATAGCAGGGACCTTATGGCTTGTTTTATTGAATTATCCTCCCCGAATAAAGCCTGCTCCGATATCGGTGATTCCGCCCAATTAAATCGACCAACATAAACGCCTTCTCGTGATGTTAAGAATTTTTCCCAATTGTTCGGAACCCTCATTGCAACTTCCCCCGCTCTATTTCTTCCAGCAGCCGCAGCGGCACTCAAGTCGGCCATGCTGTCGTTAAAATTTCTTATTAGCTCTCCATTTAGGAATGAGTAAACGTCATGCCTATTTTGCCCGTTAACGTCTATTTTTTCTGCTATCGGAAATGTAACGTAGGGATAATTTTTTTTTATATTTTCAAAAATTTCCAAATTGTCGCCATTCTCCATGTTCCCAAATTGGTTGCATGGGTAACCGACGACGCTAAAACCGCTATCACAAAATTCTTCATGAAGTTTTTGCAATTCCCAAAAATTTTTAGCTGTTCTTGCATAAGACCATAGACGACTGCACTTTGGCGAGTATCCGGTCTTTGATACAACGTTTACATGGAGGAGCACTTTACCCCTTAACTGTCCAAGCAAATTTGGACAGCCATCCAAAGAGCTTATTTCTATATCAAAAATCGATTTACTCATCCTCTGACACCGTACATGAGATTTTGGTATTAAGAAATTCACCTATTCTTAGAAAACCGCTTCCAGATTCCGTATCAATATCGATTTGTACCGTCGTAATAATTGGTGCCTCTAGTTCAAATCTGCTACTTATACTCTTTCCGTTATTGCCGATGACCACATTTTCTCCAGGCACCACGTGGGTTCCCCTGCTATGGTTGATTGCAATTGAGCCATCTTCGGAAAGAGTTAATCTGCAAACTTCTTCCCCAAATGGTGTATCAACGGAGATATCCCAAGACCCCAAAATCATGGCATCGTTACTGTGAATTGCGGCCTCTTGCCCAAGGACTCATGTCCGGGTATACCGTTGTATTTGGAATTCTTGGGTGGAGGTTAAAGCTTACGCAAACTCTAGGTTTGTCTTCATTGTGTCTTTCTGTCTGATGGGGAACAAATGAGTTGAAAAATACAATCTTCCCTGTTTCTGGTTCTATTTTTGTAACCATGTTGTATGCGTTCATGGCTTCTCCGTAAAGGCAAAGTCGGCATCCTGGACCAACAGCATCGATGTAAATAACACCAGACCAGTACTCGCTTGGAAAAAGATGCGCATTCGAACTATGTCTATGGTAAGGAGTTGATTGTCCTTTTTCTAAAATTCCACACCATATGTCTGCAAGGACAACGTCGCCAAGTACTTCGTTGGCCCTATGCTCAATCATGTCACGCAAACCCTGACACTCTTTTGTGTTTGGCAGAACGTAATCAACCCCACTCTGCACGTCAACAAATTCTTTTGCATCTGGGAAATCTGGATGTATTCTAGATTCCAAAATTTGAGACGCTATTACCGAATAATCAATTCCTTTAATGAATGATTCATGGGCTCTGATTGGAACTAACCAAATCCAGCCATTGTTATTCATGCGCAAAATCTCCTGTTGCTAGCCCCATTGGGGGAACATCTTTTGTCCATACATTAATGACCATTACTTGCCTTAGTCTAGACCCTGCTGGTGTCGTGTTATGTACCACATGGCCGGAATCAAATACTACGAGCCTGTTCCCCTTGTACCTAATCCTCTCTCTTTCATTTGGTGGAGAAGACGCGTATGCGGCAAGTACAGATGGCTCCAAGGCCAACGTTGAGCCATCCTCCAACCTTGAGTTGTGGATTTCGAGAAAGCCACCGTCATCATTATCGCATCCATACCAAACACAGCCAATCCGCGGTCCGTAAAACGTACCTGTCAACAGATATGCAAATGTATCCTCATCTACATGCTCCCCTATGAACTGACCTGGTTCGAATGTCCTGGTCCAGTATTCGAAACCAATGACCTCTTCAATCGGAAAAGGTAATCTCTTTTTCCAGATTTCTTTTATAACTAAATGCTTGAGGCTTCTTGGTTGGCTTTTCCCCCATCCATCCCAAAACATATAGGACGATAGCTCCTTGGAATCCCCGTGATACGAGTTGAGACTTGTCGCTATTTGTTGACCATCTTCATATTTCGACGCGAAAAAAGTTTCATCGCGCAAGACTTGTTCGTACAATTCTGCCGGAACGCAGTTATCTTCAACGAACATAATTTATAAAAACTTTTCATTCGGAAATTTACTTCTGAGGTAAGCAAGGTCAAAGTCGAACATCAAAACAAGACGTCTTGATGTACCATCATGTCTTACCGAGTGCTCAAACGGCGGGCCATCCTTGAAAGCAAGAATCTTGCCTTCTTCCCAACTTTTTGTTTCGTCGCCTACGGTTATTCTACAGTCCTTATCGTTTATTAGGCACAGGTGACTTCTCATTAGTTGGTCAGAACCAAAATGCGGATTTACTACCGCCCCAGGATGCATTATGCTGAACATTCCGCCAGAACATTGGTTGCTGTCAGCGAACTCAGCAACTATCGAGTTAAACGTTTTGAATTGTTTCCTAACGTGCTCTAGGTGTGTTTCTAGATTGGCTTTTGTTTTCCACCTCAGTATTTTTTTTACCATTTCCGTATTTGCCCACTGCTTGGGGTCACTTGCTGGTGGAGTTCCGGCAACCGCTACGTCCCAGGAGCCTGTATAAAGCTTTCGCCTATCCCCTTCCGGCAAGTCTGATTGTGGATTTTCGTACCTTGCGTGAGAGAGGGTAACATTTGGGGCAGGCAGAGAAACCTTGTTATCGGAGTATGGGTGTTGAGTGTTTTCGTAAACGATGTACTCGTCACGTATCTTTTCCCAGTTTTTCTCAATCTGCACACACACGGGCAAGGACCTGATTAATTCATCCCAGAACCTTGGCTGCAAGTCACTCATTTTTTGATACTAACACGTTTCACGTGCTTAAAGATTTTAATTTTTAATGAAAACCGTTTGTCCGTATCCGTTGGCCAGGTGGTATGTGTGCCCGTCGCTGTTTTTAAGAATTTCATGCATGCTTGAATATGGGTGAATATGAAAGTCTTCCCTGTAAAGCTTCGTATTGTGATTGGACATGCCAATCAGTAGAACACCACCAGGATTCAGTGATTCAACCAAATCTTTAACAAGTTTGTCATTGCCCACAAGAGACCAACCCCAGCAAATGGCCATGTCAAATGTGTTTTCAGATATTTCATTTGGCTCGACGACGCAGTATTCGTTAAGCTCATTGATGCCCGGGCCAGGTAATTCTAGTTCCCCGGCAATATGCTCCAAAAAGAACAATGAGTGATTATTCACAAAACACAAGTCTGTGTCTGGAAATTTTGCTTTATACATACTCCAAAGTAGTATTTCTGCATCGACGAATAACAAGGAATTTGGCTTCTTTGTCATTAGAACTTGTTCTTGAGCGATGTATTCAGCTTCGATTATCGCTGCCCATTCTGGTTCCATTCCCTTAATGAGTTCATAAATCCAGTATGTGTTCAGTCCTGCTACAGCAACATTTCTCTTGTCAAGATTGATTGATGAAAGCCAGCTTGATACCGCGCTTCCTGCATCGCTCATCAACTGAGCAAAATCAATATTGTTGCTAAATTGGGTCTTTGATGACTGCTGCGTCACCAGAGCGCTCCTAATTGCAAAATTATCCATTTTGGATTACCGCCAATACAACTTGTCTCTGGAACCAGAGATGCCTTGCCCTATTTGTTAGTAGAAAATTTCTTTTACGCGTTAAGTCGTAGTATGGTTTTCCCTGTTGGTTAAATGTCGAACTGCTCATGTGAAATGACTGTCTCAGACTAAAAAAAATGTCGTCGAACTCGACTTCGGATATTTGATTGAACTCCATACCGGCTATGTACATTATCTTTGCGAGTTCGCGCTCTATTTCCTGCAAGTGCGAAGCAGCATCGAAGAGAGGCTCTTCACCGTGTTGTCTAGTCTGTTTCATCTGTAAATTCCTCGGTCCAGTCGTCGTTTATATCAATCGGGTCTTGTCCAAATTGGGACATTGGGTCATTCCCCTGTAGGCGCTCACAAAATAATGCAGCGCCGTCCGGAAGAACGAAAGAAAAAGTTTTTGGGTTCCAGTGCAAAACATTTTCTGTTCTATCTGGATTGTCCATTGGGTTGGTTATGTCTGGTTCTGATTTTGACTGCTCAGGACAGATGTTGTATTGCCCTGTAGCGATGGCAGCGTCCACCAGCGGAACATTCCTTTTGATTGGCGGTAAATTCAGCTCCACAATGAAACCACTACGAGAGTCGCTGCAGAGACTCTATTTGTCTAATCAGATTGTTGAAAGACTTGTATCTTGTTGCGTCTGATTCTGGAGTCTCTGGGTTTTCAAAATTCTCATCAAGTGTTTCTGGATTGACGCCAAGAGAAAGGGCAAGTACGTATATCGAGTATTCAAGATATTGCTTTGCTTCTTGTCGTGCTTGTTGTTTTTGTTCATCCGAAAGCGCCATGTTGATTTTCTCCTATTTAAGTGTGTCCATTGTCAGATTCGATGCTTGTCTAAAGTGGCCGACTTGGCGCAATAACTTTTCTTTGCGAGTTGGTCTATCAGAATCACGAACATTAAGGTTTTCCATAACTTCATCTTCGGATATCTCAAGAGGGTCTATGGCGCTCAGAAGCAATGTATGAATCTGGGCGTTAATCAGCTGCTGATGCAGTCTAAACCCAGCAGCAATCTTTGCCTGTTTGCTAATCCCAAATTGCATTTTTGCCTACGAGTTAAGTTCATTCAGCTTGCGCTTAATCAGTTTTACTGCATTTATTGACTCATTGAGGATTGGGACCTCGAAATTGTGCTCAGCCTCAAGAATAAATGTGTCTGGGTCTATTCCGTGCCCAATCAGTCTTTCAAACAACACCTTTTCGGCGTCCCTAAGGCTGCGCTCAAATATCCCGCGCTTCTCGTTATTTGTCAATTGAGACGAAAATTCCATCACCTATCTCCGATTGTGTTGTTTGCTTTGAATCATACCACCATTATACTATGGGCTCCGAAAGTGCTGGCAGCCCAGCAAATGTTGGGCCTATTTGATTTCCGTCCGCGTCAAGACCTGTCTTAATGCCCTTTGTCCAAGTCCATGGGCGTTCGATATTGTTCTGCGACTTGAGTTGACCATATTTTGACCTTGCCTCCACCAGCTCCTTATCGTCCCATAGTGTCACTACCTCGAATTCTGCGTCTTTAATGATTTGAGGCGAGTAGATGTTAAAAAAACACAAAGGCGAACCGGCTGGGAAAACTACTTCCTGATTTTCTTTTGTTATCTTCCAGTTCATTTGAACTTCGTCAGGCCACCACCACGAAGGAATCGTTGCTGACAGCCCGACAGCGCCGTCTATAAAGTAATTTGGAGAGCCCGAAATCCAAGTCTCATACCCTGGCTCGGTGTTTATAATCCATCCCATGTGTAGGGAAATGGTTCCTATTATTGATGATGTGGCTTGCTTTCTGCCGCTTTTAGTAAATTCGCCTGCAAGTATTTCGGGGGGAGTGTTTCCGCCGGACCATTTAATTACAAGGTCCTCCTCCATCTGCACTTCCCATCCCATTACATTCGCCACGGAGACTGGCATGCATTGATAAGCGTGTTTTTTATGTGTCTCGTCCATCCAGTCTCTCTTTAATCTTGACTGAACTATCCGAGGTGGATTTGGGTCTGTTCTTTTTAAAACTATCTTGCTCATTTCTTTACCGACATATCAATACTTGTTCCAGACGAAACCCCAGCCCCATATGTTGCCTTTGAGCCGTCAATATTCTCCCCGTAGCCATGTTTGTGAGTTCTGTCGTTGTAGTCAAACATGGTCACTGCCGCATACTTTGTTCCAGAAACAACAGGTCGCGACGCGTGGGCATACGTAAACGTAGATGGGAACATTACGTTGTCCCCAGCGGCAAACTTCACGTTTAGGTCAAGATATGGGAACCAAAGCTCACCCCCCTCGTAGTCGTCATTTATGTATATGACTGACGAAACTGTACAGTTATAAGAAAATCCATGGTCTGTGTGAACGTTGAAGTGCTGACCAGGCTTATATCGCACATAATTTATGGCTTCACGATAATCCATTTTGATGTTAAATCTTTGCTGATAGTCGTTAAGACATGCCGTTAATATTTCAACGGTATCTTCGTATACTGAGCGAAGTCCGGAAAATTCTTGTGGCAAGTTTGCTATATGGGCATCTCCCAATTTACAATCAACGCAGTCTCTGTATTCTGGCATTTTTTGTTGGTCGCCAACGAGTGCATCCATCCACATATACGGCGCGGTTTCACTGGACCCAATCGCCTCTTCAATTCTCTCCGGTATGTTCAATTCCCGTGGGAGCGCATTGCGATAGACGATTATTGCCAATCTCGGGTCTCCAATAAACTCAACCTCGATATTTCTTACCATATTGGTTGCTCCTTTTTTGTTTATGTTTCATAGAAAACCACATTGGGCATGCCCACCTATCCCCTCCGTATACATTATCTACATAATGAGCAAATTCAATACCGCCACCATAAATTACAACCCGGCCTGGGGATGGCTTCACGGTATTGCCCGTATCGGCAAAAACAAGTTCCCCCCCATTGAATTCTTGGTTCAAATACAGAACCGCAGACACATCAAAGTCCTCACACCCAAGCTTTGGTGAGCCATCCAAATTCTGCCTGTCTGCGTGCAGTGTTGGGACATGAAGTCCAGATTTGCTGACAAAAATTCCGGGCATTCTATGCTCAAGTTCAATGTCATATTTTTTCTCTGCGGCTGCCATGACAACCCATGATGCAAATATCAATGACTCGGCGGCTTCAAAATCTTCTGTCAGTAGTCTGTCAATTCCAATACTTTCGCCAATTTTTACTGCCGCCGACAATATTTTGGAAATAGTCGTATCTTCAAAAAGCGAATCTATGATATGTACTTTGTCTACTCTATTCATCCACAACAGTATAGAACGATGGGGTCGTATATCTCTCCCCAGATTCAACCATGCTTACCCCGTGTAAGTACCCAACATCACCAGGATGTATCACTGCCAAGCCGGGTTTTGGTCTAACGGTAATCCCGTGCTGTGGGTAATACAAATCGCCACCCTCAAAGTCGTCATTGTAATAGAACAATGAATTGATGTCGTAATCCGTGAAGGCGTTTGGTCTTCCGTCATTTAGTTGCTTATCGGCATGGGGGCGCTGCTCTATGCCTGCCCGCCATTTCATTATCACCGGAGGGCGCACTGAAACAGAAACCTGAAAAAGCTCTTCGATGAGGTTCTTCATTTTGTAGATGTATTTATCAACAATTTCATAAACCTCCGAGTTCAGCTCCTTTAAAATTTCAGAACTGCACTGCCTGTCGTTCCAGTATTCTGCGTTATACAAACATGTTCCATCTTCCGCATAAACGCTTTCGGCTGTGTTGTTCCATTTATTTATTGTTGGGCAAAATTTCTGAACTAAGAGCAAGTCTTCTAGTTCGATAAAATTTTCAATTATGTGGATGTTCTCTGGTCCGCTGCCAAAATGCCCGGGTTTTATCTTCCAGGGTGAATCGATATCAATCATTTCCATGTGATTTCCTTTGGGACGTTATATGTTCATACAACATAACATCCAATTTGCTTCTTTCAAGTATTTCCTTTTTTTGTGACGGGCTCGGTTTTATTCCAGCTCGGACCGATGAGTTCATTTTTTCTAAACCCAACCCTACAAATTCAACATTGAATTTATCCTTAAATTGATAAGTCAAATATTTTTCTACGGCCATTCGCTCGTTCATTTCAAAAATTGTAATGTCTTTAATTCTGTCTATTAGTTCTTTTTCTCCAGTAGGTAAATCGGACTCGACAAACCATGCACCATTAGGCTGAATACTAACCCCTGGTGATTCATCCCCAACATCTAAGACTGCATTGATTTCAACCATCCTGCACGTAAGCATCTTGGTTTGCAAATTTCCGTCAGATGAAAACAATTTACATCCAAAAATTGTTTCGTATTTTCCGTCTAAGAACTTGTCAAGAATTTCGTTTGTAAATTCCCTTCGGGACGACATGGCCCTGTATGCAGCAATGCTGACAAAATGGTCTACCGGCTCCCTTATAACGGAGAACGTCTCCAGGCTGCTGTCGTTGTGTAAAATTGGATTGATTGCAAAATGACCACTAATTGTGGGCCATTCGCTCATTGTTATGTGATTATATGAAAATTCAAAAATCCCAGGGGTTTGGTTTTCGTATTTATCAAGACCCTTTTTGTATCTATCCAGTTCAAACGATTTATGTATTGCGTAAAGTATTCCGGTCCCAGATGTGCGCGGTATATGCAGATGATAAAGATTACCCATTTTGGGCCATCTCTATTAATTTCCTGTGTTTTTCTGGAACCCAGAAGTGGGGAGATGTATATCTAACTCCTTCTATCACTTGCCTTACGCCATGGAGGTAATAACTGCTGGATGGAAAAAATATCAAAGAACCCTCTTTTGGTTTTAGTTCAAGTCCGTGTTGCGGAAAATATATTTCCCCACCTGTGTAATTCTGATTTATATAAATTACGGAACCGTAATCAACTATGTATGTTCCGTTTGGCGTGCCGTCTAGGTCTTCGCCATCCGCGTGAAGACCTTGACTCTCCCCAGAGTCCCATCTTCGTATGCCCGGTCTTGCTGTCTCTAGGATTCTCCCAAATTTAAACTCAATCATTTTCTTTACGTCATCAACGTATGATTGCATTATTTCATAGAGTTCGGGGTTATCCTTCTGCATTTTTTTGTATGTGGATATCTTGTCATTACCGCCCTTTGACCATGACTCCCACTCATTGATTGAATAGCAATAGCGATATGCAAGTTCGACGTGTTCGGGCGTCATAAAATTTTCTACTACAACTATGTTTGATTTGTCGGCAGCTGCAGCTCTCATGGCTACAACCTTATCTATTTTGCAAAAACTCGTCTATATCAGCGCTTATGAGCTGCAACGAAAAATCTATGCCTTTTCTCTGGGTGATATTTGGCCAAGCGGTACCAGTTTTTGAGTACGAGATGTGGCCAGGTTCTTCTACGTGTTCAGTTTTTGGCTTGTAGTAACGACGTCCATTTTCATCGTATCTTTCTTCAAGCCATGGAAACATTTCTCCGTCTGGATTTCTCTCCCCAAGCAAAAATCCATTTGCATAACGCTTGATTCTTGTTCCAGTTCTATCGATAAGGAACTTTTCAAAATTGCCTCGGAGAGGATAAAACCCACGTTTTCCTGTATCAACTTTTGCGTAACCATCTGGTGTTAGCTCATTCGAGAAAGACCAAGGTATTTCCTCATAATGGTATGGCACTCCGTTTGGTTGGAGGTCTGCTTTGTATGCTCCAGTTAAGTACCACCACAGGTCGTGCTGTTCTTGCATTTTAATTTTTCCTGGAACAAAATTCTCATCGTAGGTATGTTTATCAAATCTTCCATTTGTTAATTCAGAAAATTGATACGTAACACCAAAATTCTCTTTCGCGTACTGTTCAGACAATTGGCCCGGCGTGATATCTAGTTCATTTTTATCCAAGTACGCCTGGAGACCTTCTTGAAATTCGGGATATCCGTGGCAAACAAAATCATCAACAACAACCGCAAGAATATCAAAATCATCTTCGTTTTTGTATTTTTGATTTAATTCTTCGATTACGGAGTGTTGTGGAATATTCCCACATCCAGCCGACACATTAAAAATAAGAGTAACTTTTCCCTTGCGGTTTTTTAGTATGTCTGATGATTTTCCATCAGCTGACGACAAATTAATGTCATATATGGAAAACGGAAGAACCGTGTCACTCCAATCATTTTCCGCAATTGGCGCTTCTTGTATTTCGCAGTCCATCACTTAAACCCTGGTGGGAAAAACGGCGGGAAGAAAGGTGGGAAAAATGGCGGGAAGAAAGGTGGGAAGAACGGTGGAAAGAAAGGCGGGAAAAATGGCGGGAAAAATGGAGGAAAGTATGGAGGGAAATATGGAGGGAAATATGGAGGAGCTACCGGGCTTACTGAACCAGACGAAGCAGAGGTCTGGAATCCGTAGCTATTGGTTGCTCTTACGGTGAATGTATAGGCAGTACCGTTGGTGAGACCTGTAACGGTAATAGGAGAAGTTCCAGAGGCCTGAACGTTTCCTGGCGATGAAATTGCAGTGAATGTTGTGGAACCAGTTCCCGCAGCTCCTGCAGTAAATGAGACAGTCACTTGAGCGTTTCCTGCAGCACCAGATACCCCAGTTGGTGCACCCGGCCTGTTTCCTGCCGTCACCGAGTTTGACGCAGCAGAAGTTGCTGAACCATACACAGAAGATGCGGTAACGGTAAATGTATATGCTTGACCTGCGGTTAAACCCGTAGCCCTAATTGGGCTTGTTCCGGTAAAGGTCAATGCCCCAGGACTCGTTGTTACTGTGTATGTGGGAGAACCAGTTCCAGTCGCGCCTGGTGTGAATGGAACATCAATCGCCCTATCTACGTTTTGAACAATTACAGCGGTGCCTATTGCTGGGGCAGTTGGTTTGTTCCCGGCAACTACTGAGTTTGATGCAGCAGAAGTTGCTGCACCGAACAAGTTTGATGCGGTAACAGTAAATGTGTAAGAGGTTCCAGCAGTTAGGCCAGTCACTCTAATAGGACTGGAGCCAGTTGCGGTAATTCCTTCCGGCGAAGATGTTGCCGTAAACGTTGTCGCTCCAGTACCAGCTGCACCAGCCGTATAAGCAACGTCTATAGCTCTATCTGTGTTTGCAACGATTGATGCAGTTCCGATTGTAGGAGCACCTGGGTTTTGGCCGATTGCAACAGATGATGTGGAAACAGAATCTGATGGAACGCCATAATTTGTTGTTGCAACAAGAGAGAATGTATAGCTCGTACCAGCAGTAAGACCAGTTACTGTTATTGGCGAACTTGAGGCGGAGGCGCTAATGCTTCCCGGGTTTGATGTAGCGGTATAGGTTATTGCATCTTTACCTATATACTCAGACGGCGTAAAAGATATTGAAGCCACAGTGCCCACGCCGGTATTCGTCGCTGTGACGTTAGTTGGCGTAGTTGGCTTTTTCCCACCACTGTCTTTTATTGCTTCCATGGTTTATGCCGAAAGGTCTCCGATGAGCACCCAGGTGTCAGCTGCTCTTTTTATCAGCGTAGCACCTGACCACTGCGCTCGCATTTTGCGTCCAGGTGTTGCGTTAATGGTCACCCCTGAACCCTGCGTAACAGTGCACTGACCTGCCCCTGTTTGAATAACCGTGATATGCGTTCCAGTTGCAAAAAACACCGATGAATCAGGGGGGACTGTCAAGGTATTAGCTGTGGCAACGTTCATCTCGATAATCTTATTTCTATCCGAAAGAACAAGCGTGTAGCTAGCCGCCTGAGCGTTTGTCAATGGTTCTGCTAACTTATTCCTTCCTATACCAGCGTCGGATGAAATGTCACCATCGACTATTGTGCCGTCTTCAATCATGTACGAAGTAATGACCGCTTGGTCGGTTAGAACAACCGCTGTTCCAGCAATTTTTTCTGGGTTGATTTCTGCGCCGTTGGCAATATGAGTATCGCTAATAGCGTCATCAATAATCGTCAGTGAACCTGTGTGGAACAATTGCACGTCTCCGGATATGGCGGTTGAAGTAGCAACACCGGATGAGTTATACATAACAATCTTGCCAGGGTCACTATCTACAAGTCTGTTGAGAGGGACGGAATCCTCGGTTAGAGACGAACCAGCAACAGCGCCCGAAGAAAACATTGCTGATGGGATTGTTACAAGAACCCAACCAGAACCGTTGAAGGTCCAGGTCTTACCCGAACTTACGTGAAGGTCGCCTGATTGTGCACCTGATGGAAAGTCAATTGCTGGCATGTTTAGGCCTGTGCTTCCGTCCAAGATAGACGGGCAAACACGGTTGCTGATGCCGAACCGATGTTTCTAGCAACAATATGCAGCGTGTCTGGTCCGTCTGGATATATACCTGTTGTTGTTGATGTCGTACCGCCACCAAGAACAGAGTTGCCAAGGTCACGAACGTCCTCAAGGCTAATCTGAACACCACCAATACCACCAGTGAAGAAACCGCCAGTAACTTCACCACCGCTCACTTGAGCATCAACTGCGGAATAATCTGCAATTTGAGCCAAGCTCGAGGTAACTGTGGTCGGTTTTGACCATGTTCTTGAAACGGTCGGAACTCCGTTGAGAATCGCCGTGATTAGAAGGTTTGACGTACTTGAAGTTGTCGTTACGTCCAGGTTGCGGAGTACGAGTTGCATTCTGTTCACCAGCTCACGCTCACCGAAAGCAGCCGATGTTCCATTATCTGCCGACGGTGACACACGTATAGCCAATAGTGCTTTTGTTGCGCCAGACGCAATCGCGATACCGGTTGTCTGGCCATATGTAAACACGAGCGATTTGTCGTCATCGAATCTTCCGTCCATAATCGCTGAGGTTCCCCAGTGAGAAATGGAAGGAGCATAAGTTGGGAATGCCAACTCAACGCCCACTGGATTTGATGCTGAGTATGTGAATGCAAGTGCCGCATTTGTACCCATCGGAATTGCGCTTACTGTTGGGTTCGCGCCAGTTACTGCCGCGCTCAGTTTGATATTGTTTCCAGAAATTTGCTGAATAAACGTACCATCAGGCACGTCTGTTCCAGTAACTCTCTGACCAACTTGTAATCCGGAGTTGGAGGCCACTGTTCCGTCGTTGGCTCCAGCCGCAATTGTTATGGCAAGGGAAGCGTTTCCTGTTTGCTGTCTTGTTAGACCAGTGAACGTTGTAGCAGTCTTTCCTGTGTAGTTAATAAATTCATAACCAGTTGCCGTATTGAATACACACAATGTGCCGGCACTTGGAAATCCAGTCGTACTGCCAACATTCATGGTCGTTGTTTCAGAATCGGATAATGTTCCGGTTAGCTGAGTGTGTGGTGGCTGACTAAGACTTTCGTATCTTGCTGGAAGGTTTCCAGAGCGCATATACGCTTCAGCGTTTGTATTGTTATTAACTATTTTATGGGCGTACGTTACTTTTCCGTCTTTTGCCCGCATTCCCCAGCGAATAAAACCAGCACCATACCACGAATAGTCAATGTAGAACATCTGCATTCTTGAAAGGTCAACGTTGTAGCCGGAAGCTCCCGTTCCGTCGAACTTGTCTAGATTCCATTCAGCTTGTGGATACTTTGTGTCCACTGTTTTGGAAACTGAAACCATGGTTGAAGTAGAACCACGCCATGCTGGGCTAATTGTCATCGATGTATTGCTTGCAATATCTGTAACCCTGTATGACATGCCTCGAGCAACGATGTAATCTCCGATTTCTAGCTGTCCTGCATATCTCGTTGGGAACGCTGCGTTTGTTTGAGTCACGGTGCATGAGCCATTTGTGAATGATGACTTACCAGAAATCTGGAATGTTGATGAACGTTTTACGGCCCACAACGTTTGCCCGTCAAATTCAAAGAACACTCCGTTTTGGTCGTCAAACAAACCAATTCTGTTTACGTTTCCATACCAACCTGCAACGGTAATGTAATAAGGACCAGAAGCAAGAACGTTCGTTCCAGTCGAAGTTGCTGGAGTATACGTAAATGTATTGTACCCAGTAATCGTATAAACGGTTGTTGTACCGTTAAAGATTGCCTCATTGGCGCCAAAAATAGTTATTGTCGAGCCTGGGTAGAGGTTGTGCTTCTCTTTGGTTTGCACAGTTACCAAGTTTGTTGATGAGTTGTAGTTGAGTTGGTCCAGCTGAAGGTCTGGTTTAAGGAGCGTTCCAGATGACATCTGGATTCCCTTTCCTGACTGATAACGGAAGTAACGACGTGTTTGACGTGTGGCTAGTTCGTAGTTTGAAGTTCCATTATTTGAGAAGATAACTCCACCATCAAAAGGTCTGTGCAGGAAGTTGCCCGATGGAGCCACATATACAGATGCCGACGATGCAGTCAATGTTCCAGTTGGAGCAACTGGTGCATGATAAACAAACTGTGTTGAGCTTATAATTCTTGAAACAAAGTTCGCACCGTTTGGAGGATTTGAGCCAGATGTTGTAATTCCTGTTACAGCAACTTCGTTGCCTATCGAAAGACCATGCGGGATTGTTGTTGTCACCGTAACAGCTGTTCCAGAATATGAAACAGTTGGAGCTCCACCAATTTTTGCGTTTGTAAAAATAACACCAGTAAAAATTGCAGTTTTGTTTGCATCAAGAATTGATGTCAGTGCTCCAGTATTGACAGCTTTACCTGTATAGGTAAATGACGTGTTGGTGGTTACAGACTCAATAAGGTAGGCACCGTTAGCAATTGATAGCTGCGTATCTCTGACGGTAATTGGTGTCCCAACAGCAAGTCCGGTTGTGTCGGTGAGTGAAACGGTAACTGTTCTCGACGATGTATTCATCGTAATCGCAGTAATTGTTGTTACCGGACTTGACGAGTCATAAATAAACGGGCGCGCACCTACTGTCGTTAGGTTTTCCCACTTTGAAATTTGAGTTCCGTATTCAAAGTCGGTGTCAATCAGTGACTGTGGCTGGGATACGCGGAGCTTCTGTACTGGGTCGTACAGCACTTCCTCTGGAGTAATCGGCGTCAAGCCAGGAGGTATTTGATTAAGACCCATTACGCTATCTCCATCCCGCTGATGTGAAATTTAATATCAGTTGAGTTTGCATTTCCAGTAATTGTGTCGCCAGCCGCAAGAACCTGCTTTAGGTCAAGCGAAATAACCGAATTTCCTGGTATCTCCAAGGTTGGAACAAGAGGAATTCCGTCGAGATTGAGCGAGTATGTTCCTCCAGCTACGGCGTTATTGGCCACAACAACATTAGTTACTACAGTGGTCGTCAGGGACGGCACGGTATAAAGCGTTGTCGCCGGGGTAGTGTAAACAGTTGCAGCGCCCCTGAATAGGACCTTAGCTGTATTAGCCATTTATTGCTCCAGTCATTTAGAACGCTCCCATGATAGACGCTACGTTGACGTCGTCGGTGCTAGTCGAGCGAGATACAAGCACCCATGAACCGTTGTAATACACAAATACTTCGTTTGTCGTGTTTTTAAACCAGAACTGTCCGTTGGCCGGATTTTCTGGAGAGCTAGACCCAATGACTGCACCAATTCCAGAAGCACCAATTTCAATCCAGTAGGAATCGTAATAAACAAACGTTATGGCCGAGTCCGTCTCAAACCAGAAGTCTCCATCGTCTGGGGCTGCTGGAGGGGTAGTCCCCAGCGTCATTTTTGCGCCCTGGTCAATTATTTTATAGGTGCTTCCATCTCTGGTGGATTCCCATCTATCCAGCGTTTCGTTCCATCTAATTTCAACGCTTGCGCTTGAACCTCTGTCAATTTTTATTGCTCCGTTAAGAGTTGGAGCGCCAACCGTGCCAGCATTAAGAACAATCTCGCCGCTGGCAACATTTAGGGATGCTTGATTAGTTACTTCCTGGTTTGTTGCAAAAAGGTTAGTTACGACAAGTGTGTCGAATTGCACGGATGCACTAGTACCGACAGCTTGTCCAATGGAAATTGTTGGAGTGGCAGATTCCCCAGAGTTGTCCGTAATCGTTATACCTGTTCCAGCAACCAGATTGGCTACATAGTTGCCAGTTGTGTCGGTTCCCATTACTACGGAGTTTGGTTGAATCGCTGTCGACATTGTCACATTGCCAAGGTCGGTGAAAGTCACCGAACCAGAAACATCACCAGAAAGCGTCAGAATTGGCGATACACCAGTAATAACTGGGCTAGTTAAAGTTTTGTTTGTTAACGTATCCGTGGTATTAGTACCGACAAGAGTCGTTGTTGCATCTGGGAAAGAAATAACCCTGTCTGCTGTTGGGTTTGCAAATGTGATTACTGTTTCAAATTCGTCTGGCGTTGAGCCTTCAAAAGTAATGCCTCCGCCAAATTTGACTTCCGGGCTTCCAGACGAGATTGACGAAGAAGGGGTTTCGACGGGTGTGTATCTGAACTGATACGCAGATGTTACTTGAGCAACAGTGAAGCTGCCGTTGTAGCCTTCTTGTGTCGCTCCAGAAACCGTAATCCTTGCTCCGACATAAAGGCCGTGCTCGGAAAGAGTATTCACGGTGGCAAGATTGGTTCCAGCGTTATAGGTAAGGTTTCCGTTGACGGTTAGGTTTGTATTGCCTATTGAAAGGCCAGCAAACTGTGGTGAATCTCCAGAGCCAACAGATTGACCAATACTTATAGTTGGTGTTCCTGCTTCCTGTGCGACGCCGTTTGTCAGCGACACGCCAGTTCCGGCTATAACCGAGGCAACATAGTTTCCGCTCGTATCGGTATTGAGGTCAACCAAATCAGGGACCCAGGCTGTCCCATTGTATTTCAGGAATTGATTAGCAGTTGGCGTTGGTGCAGTGACGTCCGAAAGGCCGTCTATACCATGATTGGATATTGAAGAAACTGTTGCGGCGTTTCCGGATATGCTTCCGTCCACAGAGCCAGTCACATTTCCAATCAAATTTCCAGTTACGTTTCCTAAAACGTTTCCTGTTACGTTTCCAAGAAGGTTTCCGCTAACGCTTCCAGTAACATCTCCTATGACATTTCCGGTTAGGTTTCCTGTCACGTCTCCGACATGCAAACCAGTAGACTGTCCGGCCAGTGTTCCGATAACATCTCCGGTTAATGTTCCATAGAACCCACCACTAGCACTACCGTCTAACGCCCCAAAAACCGTTCCTGTTAAATCACCAACAACATTTCCGGTATGTGTGCCGATTAGATTTCCGTGAAATTCGGAGGCATATATATTGTTATTGGCGGTTATATCTTCAAAGAAAATCGGATTAAGCAAATCTGCTTTATCGTTTATTTGTTCTTGAATATTTGCGCTCGCGCTACTGAGGTAATCGAGCTGGAGTTTGGTCGTTGTTAATTCAAATAGCTTGTTCAGGTCTGACGTCGTTGCTTGGAGGCCTGTTATGTCTTCGACTCCAAGACTTATGCTTGCTGAACCATCAAACAGTTTTGTTCCAATAAACACTGGCTGGGTAATTGAATTTGCCTGTTCGGCAATCCCATTTAAATAGCCAGTAATTCCTGCAAAAACAACGCTTGCGCTTGGTGCGACATCCTGACCAATTGAAAGCTGATTTCCAAATTTTGTAATACCAGTTCCTGCGAGAATTGGTGCTGTTCCGGAAAATTGTGTAAATGATATTGCGTCTGTTCCAATGACATGTTCGCCATCGGTTCCGGTGCCAGAAGTAAATACAAGAAATCCTTGATTTGCATTTGCCGAACCAGTCGAGACGTATAATGCGTCTCCTGCGTGTGGAGTTGCGAAATGAGTACTACCATCAAAGTCATCAGAACGAGTAAGCACCCACGGAACGGAGACGCTTCCCTGAGTTGTTACATCGTAAACTCCGTTATGGACAGCGTTTGCTTGATTTTTTACAAGAATTCTATTTCCAGTTGAAGCATTAGTTCCATCCACGACAAGTCGCGCATTTGCTCCAGCAGTTAGAGTTGCCCCAATTCCATCAATGCTGTTGTCATAGGTCGGGTTGTTTGGCAAAGCTGCATCAGTGGCAAGTGTGGCAAATTCATGCCAGTTAATTGACGCTGCTATTCCGTCAACATAGGCTTTTGTTGCGACATGTTTATCATCGACTGGCAGGTTGTTAATTGTTGCTTGAGCAAATGTTGGTGAAGCAGTTGTTGCAACGCTCTGGGGGATTGAAATTGTTGGCGTCGAACCAGAACCTGAGTTTCCGGTTATTGTTAGGCCTGTGCCAGCAACAAGGGACTGAACATATGATGTGCTGTCTAGTGAACCGTAAAAATAATCAAGCTCAGTCCAAGAACTAGTCCCATCACCAAGCTTTATCTTGCCAGTGTCGGACTCTAGGCCTATTTCTCCAGCGGAGAGTACTGGGTCAACCGATGTCCATGTAGCTGCGAGGTCACGACGGAAAAGTATCTTTTTATACGCCATTAAGCATCGCCTCCGTCAGCAACCTGTGAATCGCTTGCCTCGTCAATTTCAATATTGGCAAATCCACCGTCAATTATTGCAGATTTAAATCTTTGCCAACGGAACCCGTTCCAGCTCCAGGATTTACCTGCAACAGAAAATTCGTCATTTATTGACGGTGATGAAGGGAATACGATTGGCATACGGCCAATTATCTCACAAGACGGTCTTTAATCGGCTCTAATCTGTTTTTTTCGCTAGCTTTTTACCACCAGTTGGCGATTGAGTACTTGATGCCACTGATTACTGGTTTTGCCTCATGCCTGAATGGTGCTCCAGATGGAAAAATTACAACATCCCCTGCTACTGGCTGATATGTGAAATTTAAATCCTGAAAATACAGTTCGCCACCTTCGTAATTGTCGTTTAGGTATGCAACTGCAGAGGCGTAGCGTCTGGTTTTTTCACCATCATCAAGGTGAGATACATAATGCTCACCAATTGCATATTTTAGTATTTGGTATCCATTTGTGGATTGGAACTTGATTGAAAGACCAAATTTTGCCGCAAAGTTTTGGACACAAGGAAGGATGTATTCGTGAATTTTATTCGCCAGCATAACCTCTGCCGACGACTCGTCTCCCCTTTGAGTTGGCGTTGGAGTGAACATCAATTGGTTTGTTCTTACTTCAGAAACAAATACCTTCCCCTCGGTGTCAATTACTGTCGATTTAGTCCAATCGCCTCGGCTGTCTTTCGAGATGCTTAACAGCTCAGAGGCTTCTATTATCTCAGAGGGGTTGATAATTACATTTCTGTAAACACATACGCCATTCACATTGATGTACTTCATTGCAAAACCCTTACATTCTGGTTGGGGCTACCACTTTTGCAAGGGGCACGTTGCTTCTTGTATCTTCACCTTTAACTTCATGAAGCATCCGCATTCTCTACACTGGCTGGTGACCGCAAGCAGGCTTGGACATTCTCGGCAAATCGAAAATCTTCTTTCTGCCTCTTCATCTGTGGTTTTTTCTATGTTTGGGTTAACAACATCCCACGGGCGTGTATCTCCAAGTTTTTTCTTCCACTCTTGATAGGCAGACATCTTACGGCTCTACTGTAAAATCTTTTTCAACCGTATAAAAAACATTGCTCAAGTGGGTCAGGAACCCTGCTCCAGCTTCGTTTACTGGAACATCTAACACCAATGGGACAGTCAGCGCAGCACGTTCCGCTCTAGGCATGGCTCTAAATTCTTCCACTGTGTATCCGTACGCATGAGCTTCTTCGTTAATGAATTTCTCTTCGATGCGAAGAGCCACCTGAGTTGCAATTCCCTTCCCTCTGTGGTCTGGATGAACCAGCATCAAAAGAGGATGACGAACGCCTGCGTCGTCAACGTATCTAGCAACCACGCAAAGAAGCAGGCCGTCTCCGTCTTGTCTGTAGAGCGTGAAATAAACATCTCTAGGATTATCGTCGCCAAAAACAGATGGAATTTTTGTTGGTTCAATAAAATCCCTATACCCAGGAATACCAAATTCACCGAATTTGTTTTCCCAATTAAACCAACCTTGGAATGTGTATTCTGGCTCTGTTGGTTCTCTTGGTGTCCAGATTTCTTCAGCGTTGCTCATGATTAAATCCTACTGCATTCCTGATTGTTTGTTCGACTAACAACAAATTGGGCCAAGTTTAGGGTCTATAAAGCATCCACCGCAGCATATTCCGCAATCAGGAGGAGGAGCAGGAGGCGGCGAAGGAGGCGGCGAAGGAGGCGGCGAAGGAGGCGGCGAAGGAGCTGGTGGTGTCACATAACCGCAAACGCCGTTTCTATAAGCTCCGTTGTAGCCACCCTCACCAGGGCAAGCTCCTCCACCACAAGTTCCGTATATGTAGTACTCGTAGCTCATTGTTCCGTCGCATGTCCAACCAAAACCGGCTGGGTCTAAATGTGAAAACTGACCGTATTGTCTTCTTGCTACACCATCGCACGAGCATGGCGGAGGAGGTGGTGGCCCTGGGACCACTGGTGTTGCTCCACTTGAAACAGCTGACCTTGTACTCTGACCAGTAGCGTTGACTGCAATAACTGTAAAATAGTATGCGGTTCCATTGCTTAATCCAGTAACGGTATAAGACGTGGATGTCGAACCAGTGTTTACAGAGTTTGACCAACTTTGAATAGCAGCAGATGATGTTGACCAGTAAACAATATAACTAGTAATAGCTGCACCGTTATTTGCTGGTTCGCTCCACGATACAGTTACTTGACCATTACCAGCAGAAACAGTTGGTTGAGCTGGGGCAGTTGGAACTCCTGCAACAAGTGATGAAGATGAAGTTACAGCAGATAAAGATTCAACAGAAGACTGAGACTCAATTGTGACTGCTGAAAACGTGTAGCTAACGCCATTGCTTAATCCAGTCAGAGACATGGACCCAGACGTTCCACTTGTGGCTTCAGAAACAGAACTTACACCAGTATTTGAAGTAACCCTGAATTTAACTGACCCAGATTTACCTTTGTAACCAGTGTGATTGACGACTATGTCGCTTGCACCTCCCAGGGCGTTTGGTACAACAGATATCGAGTCTGGTGGGTCAATAAACTTTCCACCACTGGCTTGATTGCCCGGAATCACGATGCCGCCAAGTCACCTATAACAAACCACTCGTTTGCATTTTCTGTTTTGACTATTGTGCATGAAGAGTATCTTGCTCTTAGGAAAAGACCAGGAGTTGCCAAGAGCGTTACTCCAGCGCCTGCAAGAATTCTTGTCTTACCAGTTCCGCGCTGAACAATGGTGATGCTCGTACCAGTCACAAAAGCAACACTCGAAGCCGGTGGAACGGTCAGGTCATTGGCGGAGCTTGAATCCATAATGATGATTGTTTCGGCAGCATCACCAGCAGCAAGTGTGTAGTTGCCGGCCTTTGCACTGAGTGTTTGAATACCCGTTGTTGAAACTGAGGCAGTAGAACCTTCGCCCTGTGTGTGGGAGATGGAAATTCCATTTCCAGCAGACACGTTGAGCATGTAGTTGCCAGTTGTATCTGTTCCAAGTTCAATACCGTTTGCCTTAATGGTAAATGGACCATCGCTGTAATCAAATTTACTGCCGTCGTACTGGATTATTCCTGGAGCGGTTGTGCTGGCCAAGCGATGCGTAGCAGCAGTTTTACCTGTTACTCGACCATAGGAATCGACTTCAACTCCCGTGAATATCATGCTGGCAGAATTGTTATCTTGGAAAGAATTGGATACTGATACGGTTGCAAGGTCGATGTCGTCTGTGCTTACTACAATTCTTGAAGAATCAGCGGTTCCAATATTCAGTGCCGTTCCACTGAACGCCATTCCGTTACCCGCCATAACAACCTGTGCAGCATTGAATGCAGTGTATGTGATGTTGTCAGTTCCAATAACAATTGGACTTGTTGAACTGTTATTTATAAAACCATACCCAGCATTGGTATTGCCACCCATAACAAAGCAGAAGTCTCCAGAAGCCATTTCTCCAGATATGCTATTGTCAGCATCTGTTGCTCTTGTTATTACCCAAGGAGCACTTGCGCTGCCGACTGCCGTAATAGTGTAGATACCATTTTGTTTTGAGTCAGTCTGCGATTTAACAAGAATTCTGCTTCCAACAACTACCGAGGCTCCATCAATAGTACCAATTGAACCATTTGTTGCTTTTGTTAGAGTTGCACCAACGCCAGCAGTTCCGTTGTTGTATGTTCCAGCGAGGTTACCACTTGTTGCAGCAACCACTGATGCATGGAAGTTAATACCTGACGCGGCATTATCTACATACTGTTTTGTTGCTGCTTGAAGTGCTAAAGATGGGTCTGCGGCGAGTGTGACTGTTCCTGTTGCGGTAACGTTTGAAAATGTGACAGAAGCAGAAGTGCCTACATCCTGTCCGATTGCAATGGTTGCGTTTGAACCTTCACCTGGAGTATGCGTGATTGTTACGCCAGTGCCCTGGGTAATGTCGGACATATAGTTTCCAACAGTGTCTGTTCCAAGGTTGATTGCGTCGTTGACCCATAGGGCTGAGGCGCTGTTGTACCGCAAGAATTGACCGTCGGTCACACCGTTGATTTTTACGTTGTGGAGTTCTTCAAGTTCGTATCCGTTTTGGCACTTGACATACATAATGCCGTTTCCATTGTTCGCCCTAGTGACAACACCAATAAAAACTAAGTGGTTTGGAGCGGTTGGTTTTGTTGTTGTAAAAGTTCCAGCCGTTGAGCCAAGCCAAAGAACATCGCCTGATGCATAGGAGCCAAGAGACAGACCACTCACATATCCAAGTGTTGTTACTGCTACATCTGAACCTGCCGCCCCACCAACTGCAACAACTCCGACAGTTTTTGATGAAGTCGCTTCAGAGGAATTGGATGCTCTCTTTACAGAAGCCCTATCTCCAGCAGCCCCAAATAGATAAACTACTTCGCCGATACTCAAAGCATTTGCTTCAGCGTTCCTTGCATATGTAACAGTCGGGGCATACTCATTAACCCAGTTTGTTCCGTTGTAGGTTAATGACTGATGATTTAACGGGCTTGTGATTACAACATCTGAAATTTCATCAAGGCTCACACCAGAGTTAACAACGCTTGCGCTGATGGTTATGTCTGTAGTTCCGTTAAAAGAAGCAGAACCGCTTAAGTCTCCAGCGAGCGAGATGGTTCGTGCGGTTTCTAACGCGCTTGCAGTAGACGCATTCCCAGTAACATCTCCTACGAGGTCTGCTGTTACATTTGCAAAAGTCACTGAAGCGGAAGTGCCAACAGCCTGTCCAATAGCAACCGTTGGACTTGAGCCTTCACCAGGAGTATGCGTTACCGTGACACCAGTGCCTGCGGTTAGGTCGTTTACATAGTTGCCAGTTGTATCAACACCCAGGGCGATGCTGTTCGGCTGAAGCGTTGTTGAGATATTTACGCTTGCAGAACCATCGAACATGACCGAGCCAGAAACATCTCCACTCAATGCGATTATGTGGGAACCAAACAAATTTGAAACAGTGTCGTTGTACCAGTCAAGGCCGTCAAATGCTAAAACATCGCCAGCGTTTGCGTTGTCAATGTATACATTGTCCAGTTCTTCAACTGTTAGGAATTCTGGTGTGAGCGTTACCTGAATCCACGAACCTGAGTAATATGTATAAAGTTCAAGTTCGCTTGAGTTATACCAAAAGTCGCCGACTCTTATCTCGTCAGTAGGTTCCGTGTCAGAGACTGTAATGAAGTGGATTGTTTCGTTAATCCAAGCAGAAGCAGAGTTCTTGTAAACAAGGAAATCACCCTCTTCTACGTTGTTAATTGTTACATCACCAATGTCATTGAGGCTGTTGATTGTTGGTATTGACGCCCACTCAACTCCAGCAGATGCTGAGCTACTTGCTTTTAGGAAGTAGCCTTCTGCTCCAACACCCAAACGAAGAAGATTGGTTCCATCAGTAACGAGCAAGTCGCCTTTGGTGGTGAGTTTGCTTACAAGTTCGTTTGCTTCGTCTGCGTCATTGGCGGTGAATACTGGGTAAATAACCGAACCAATTGGGTGCTCGGATGCGGTGGTGTCGTCTTGGGCTCTTGTCAGGGTTAGGGTTGAGCCAGAAATCGTTGCCAAACACTTTTCTTCATATATCGAAGATGGTCGGATTACTACGTAAAACGGGATGCCAGCAATGGATGGCCATCCAGTTGTTGCCGCAATGTCAACAGTTGTGCCAACGTTCGTCAGCAGCGTTGTTGTCGTCGTGTTGCGCGCTGCACCCGAATATTGTTTGCGTGTAAATGCTGCCATGATTACTCCTAGTTTACTTCATCTCAACTAATGAGAGCCTGAATACCCCAGTATCCAGCTGTAATTCCCTGGATTGGGTCTGTGTCATAACTTGCTGTTTCGCTTGAATGGCCTGTTCCACTCGCGGTTCTTGGTGCGGTGTGCAATCCAACTGCAGTGTCTCCTGCGGTTGCTCCACCTTGACCAGTTGCAGTAAGCGGTGTTGTTATTAATTGCGTTACTGATTGAGAACTCTGACCACTTGCTGATGCGGTTCTAATAATCGTTAGCAATTGAGCTAATGATGATGAACCAGTTCCATTTCCACTTGCGCCTCTTGGTGCAGTATGCAAACCGTTCGCTTCATCGCCAGCCGCGGCCCCACCAAATGCTGTTGCCTGACGGAGATTGCTGTGAAGACTTGAGGCAAATGAACCGCTTGTTCCGGAACCATTTGCATTTCGGAGATGTGAATGCAACCCAACTGCTTCGTCGCCAGCTGTTGCAGAACCAGTACCCAAAGCTGTCCTGAGGTTTGAGTACAAGATGGTGTTGTTTGAATTTCCAAAACCAGAACCAGAAGCGGTTCTGATAAATGTTGTGACGATTGATGTCGCCGAATCTCCAGTTCCATTTCCATCTGCTGTTCTTGGTGCAATATGAAGACCATTTGCTGTATCGCCTGCAGTCGCACCGCCAGAAGCAGTTGCTGAACGAAGATTGCTTTGTAGAGTCGCATTGCTTGAACCGCTTATTCCATTGCCGGTTGCAGTTCTTGGTGCTGTATGCAGGCCAACTGCAGTATCTCCAGCTGTGGCAGAACCAGAACCAGTAGCAGCTCTTGGTGCAACGTGTAGACCAGTTGCTGTTTGACTTGATGTTCCAACAGATACAGATGTTCTATAAAGAATCTTGAATTCATTCGTGCTCTCCGTGCCAGAGCCAGAACCAGTTGCGTTTCTTGGAGCTGTGTGCAGGCCAACTGCTTCGTCTCCAGCTGTCGCTCCACCTGATGCACTTGCGGAACGAAGATTGGTATAAAGGATTGAGGCACTAGAGCCACCAGTCCCTTCGCCAGTTGCCGTTCGAGGTGCGGTGTGCAATCCAATGGCTTCATCGCCAGCTGTTGCCGAACCAGAACCTTGAGCAGTTCTAATATTCGAATATAGAACCGAGTTGTTGGATGAACCAAGTCCAGAACCGTTTGCAGTACGAATGAAAGTAGTGATAATTGAAGTCGATGAATCACCAGAGCCAGAACCGTCTGCAGTTCTTGGTGCAATATGTAGTCCGTCTGAACTTTCAAAACTCTGACCAGAAGCATTCGCTGTTCTAACAGGAGTCTTAATTGAAGACGAAGTTGAAGAGCCATCACCATCTCCGCTTGCGGTTCGGATTGAGGTATGAAGGATGAGTGCTTCATCGTTGGCGGTCGCACCACCGTCTCCGTATGCAGTTCTCAGTTTTCCGTACCTGAAAGATGCAAGCGAGTCAGAGACCCCTGATGCAGAACCGGTTCTATGAACAGTTCGCAATTCACTAGATGTTGACGAACCGACACCATTGGCAGATGCAGTTCTGAAGAATGTTGCTCTTTCTTCAGATACAGATGAACCTGCCCCATCAGCAGTTGCTGCTCTTGGTGCAGTGTGCAGTCCTGTCGCCGTATCTCCGGCAGTAGCCGAACCAGAACCATATGCCGTTCTGAGATTTGAATGAACAATTGCGTTATTTGACGAACCAGTTCCAGAAGCAGATGCTGTTCTGAGATGGGTGAACAGTTGAGAAACTGATGAATCTCCATCACCAGAACCGCTTGCTGTTCTTGGTGATGTGTGTAGACCATCTGAAGACTCAGATGACTGTCCTGCAGCAGAAGCTGTTCTAACAGGTGTCTTGAACGAAGATGAATTTTCAGAACCGCTTCCAGAAGCACTTGCGGTTCTAAGGCTTGAATGAAGAATTAGGGCAGTGTCACCTGCGGTTGCAGAACCTGAACCTTGAGCGGTTCTAAGGTTTGAGTAGAGAATTGAGTTGTTAGATGTTCCAGAACCACTAGCTGAAGCAGTCCGGAGATGGGTATGTAGGGCGAGAACAAGCGAGTCGCCATTTCCTGAACCAGTAACACTTCTTGGGGAAATAATGAGTCGTATTGCAGACTCGTTTGACTGGCCGGATGCGCTTGCCGTTCTTGGCGAGGTGTGTAGACCAATAGCGGTTGAATTGCTCGTTGCGGAACCAGTTGCGGAAACAACGGATGTTCTAACTCTGGTTGAAGATTCGCTTGATGTCCCAGACCCAGATGCGCTTCTTGGCGCGGTGTGTAGGCCAATTGCCGAATCTCCAGGCGTGGCACCACCACTAGCAGTTGCAGACCTAAGGAACGTAATGACTTCGCTAAGGTTGGACGAGGAGCCCGTTGCACTTCCAGATGCCGTTCTTGGTGAGGTATGCAAGCCGTCGGCAGTGCTATCTCCATTCGCAGAAGCAGACGCTTGACGTGGTGCAGTGTGAAGTCCAATCGCTTGGTCCCCAGCTGTTGCGGAGCCAGAACCAGTTGCGCCACGTGGTGATACATGGAGCGAGATGACTGTATGACTGGATATGCCAGACGCTGACGCAGTCCGTATTGCCGTATGAAGTTGGGATACGGAAGAAGAACCACTGCCAGCAGCGGAGGCATTCTCCGATACTGTTTTAAATCCTACATAGAACGACGAGGTCCCTCGGAATGGTTCCGAGAAACCAATTATCTCTTGTTCATCCATGAGGGGTTACTCCCCTCTGGCTTACTCGAGTGTCAGCGTAAGGGAAGTGATTTCGAACGTGTCGCCAGCAGTAACTGAAGCGTTCGCAGAAAGAGCACCGTACCAGAGGCAGTTACCAGCAGTTGAGTTATCCCACAGCGACCAGTGCGAGTATGTCTCTGTAGCAGCAACGAGCGTCCACTCAACAGTTGCAGTTGATGTCTTTGAGCCACCAGAAGCGGCACCAAAAGAAACTGCCTTGCGTGTTGTCTCGGTTGCTGGGTTGCCAGTTCCGTTTTCGCCTGGGTCTCCAAGATGAAGCTTGAGATAAGTAGCAGAAGCCGAGTATGCAGAACCCGAACCGTCCAAGGTATCGAGTAGCTCGTTTTCTAGGAAGTTTGAAATTGTCATGTGATTGATACCTTTTTGCTAGGGACCGGTTAATACCGCTTGCTACAAGAATACACCTAAGGGGTGAACTCTATTTGAACTGATAGGTCGGCCCCTGGATTTAATGACCCTATTTGGTCAATGTCAACTGTTAAATAATCACCAGTCGTCAATTCCGTAACGTTTGGTGTTGAAGTTGAGACGAGAGTTTGTCCTGCAAAAATTTTTGGCCTGCTTGCCTGGGTAGTGAATATTGTCGTTCCGTTTTTGTTCACGTCTATCACTAGGTCAGACCCGGTCGGTGCGGTACCAACCGAAGCTCTTACGTTCCCGATTGTTATTGGGCCAGGAATGTAAAATTTTGCTCTTCCCGTCCCGGTGCTCAATGTTCCCGGAACAGTGAATACCTGAACTTGATACGTAAACTGTTGAACACCGGGTGCGCGTGTCGTGGTAACAAGAACTCGGTTTGGGATTTCAGTTGTGATTACTTGGACTACGTTTTCGCCTGTCATCGCGTCACCTCTTGTGAAAGAATGAAGTCGCCCTGCAGTATTCTGTCTATTTCGTTTGTTGGCGAGATTATTTCAATGTCGTAAACACCAGACATGGTTATTGCTCGGGTGTCCTCGGCCCTTATAAAAAGGGTTATCGTTCCATCCTCCGGGTCTGGGTTGCCGAGCGTAATTCTATTTGTAGCAAGATTCTGGGTCGTCAGTTCTGTAATTGTTGTTGCCGACTCCATATATCTTCTGACTTGCATTCTTGCGGTATACCCGGTGAGGTCCCACGGAAGAAACTCTGGGCACACCTCAGCTCCGCCGCAGCCATTGGCGTAGTCAGGATTTGTGTACTGCAGCGTCAATTGAAGGTCAAAAGTTGACCCTTGCTGACAAGTGATGTTGTATCTTCCCGCGACCATTGACACGGCTTTCTCCAATCATTGACCTACAAGATTGTAGATGAGAACACGCCGGGCTGGTCGGCAATCCGCCTTACAAAACTGAAGCGGAGTCCTTATTTGGCCCAACCTTCTTGAGACCCATGCTCATCGCGACCGACAAGGCAACGGCAACAACGCCAACTTTTAGGTTTGAAGCATTAACTAGCCCGTCAAAATCTGCTCCGGTGGCCAGCCATGAGCCAAGGTAACCCTGGGCAAATGTTCTTGCTGCTCTCTCAACAACGTCTTTCATGAATGCTTGATTCATCATGTTCTCCCATTTTTGAATAGATGACACAACAATAATATCACATGTATTTTTTTATTCGCCGTGAACCAATTACTGCTCTCGCTGCGCTATTTATAAATTAGTATCTTTAAAACGCCTATGAAAAAACCACAAAAACCAACAATCGCATTTCTTACCCATGACTGGTCGTGGGGAACGAACCCACTACAACCAAATGGGTGTGCTTGGTATAGGTGTAAGTTGCCTGCGGATGAATTGAATAAGCGTGGCTGGTTTTCTTCTGTTGGATTCCCAGGTTTCACAACACAGCGTGGTTTCGGAATGCTTGTCGAAGGAGATAAAGCAGTTCACGGTTGGGACATTATAGTTTTTAAATTATTGATGCAACAAGAAGTACTAGATGCCATGCCACTTGCCCGTGCGATGGGTCAAAAAATCGTAGTTGATGTTGACGATTGGTTTGATGGGTTGTCTGAATCAAATAGGGCTTTTGAGGCAACACATCCAGATAAAAATCCAAAATCAAATCGCGAAATATATTCTAAAATAATTCTTTCTGCTGACGCCGTAATCACATCAACGCCATTCTTGTTCGACTACTACGCAAAACAACGAGATAATGTTTTTCTCGTCCGAAACGGGATAGACCTGCCTAGGTGGCAAAAAAAACAATTTCGCTCGAATAAAAAAACAAAAGTTGGCTGGGTTGGAGCTACGCATTGGCGCTCAAACGACCTAGAGCAATTATCTCCATTTCTTGGACAATACCTAGAGATAAGAAATCTTGGATTTCATCACTCCGGACACAGCACCACTGCGCCACAGGCAAACCATATGTTTGGCATTCCTGATTCAATTACGAAAATGTCGCCAATGGTTCCAATTCTTTCGTACCCATCACTTTTTCAACACATTGACATTGGGCTGATACCGCTGAACAACATCTCTTTCAATCATGCAAAATCTTTTATTAAGGGACTGGAATATGCTGCAGCTGGTGTGCCTTTTGTTTCATCCTATTCGCCTGAATATGAGCTCCTTGCCAACCAGGGGATAGGACGGGTTGCTCGTTCAACGTCTGAATGGGTTTATCATTTAGATGAGCTCCTCGACGCAAGAATGAGAAAAGATGAAATCGACGAAAATTACGAACTTCTTAAAGATTTCACCATGGATAAGCGTGGTGACGACTGGGATGCAACGTTTCGCGTAATATTGGAGAAGATATGAGTACGACAGAATTCCTTGAACAGCAGTACGCAGAACTAACCGTTCCGGCACCAGAACCAGGCCCAGCTGACTGGAATGACAACGGCTTCGTGATTAAAAAAGGACTTCTTCCAGAAGAACTAATGGAACGCTACGAAGCTTGCTGGATTGAAAACAACGCAGAATACGTAGACGGTCAATTCTCAATGACTCGACCTGGAGGTTGGCCAGACTGCACGCCATACAGAAGACACCCAGAGGTAATGGAAATCCTTACGTTCAAGGGAATTAACGACACAATGGAAGAGCTCATTGGCGAACCGGCGGCCGTTCACCTTAACCTGACTGGATGGGTTACAACAACAAGAAACTGGCATCAAGATACATACCTAAATCCAGAACATGTAGGAGATTTTTATGTTGCAATATGGATTGCGCTTGAAACAATCAATCCAGATTCTGGTCCGTTTCAACTAATACCTGGCTCACACAGGTGGCCTACGGTAACACGGGAAAAAATTCTCCAGGTACTTCCGCCGGAAAAACGAGATTATCGATGGCCTACATACAGCGAAGAAATTCTTACCCCTATATTTACTCATCAAATTGAAAAGCGTAATGCTGAAGTTTTAACATACCTGCCAGAACGCGGTGACGTTTTATTTTGGCATGGACGACTTCTTCACAGGGGTTCTTTACCAAACCAAACGGGAATGATTAGAAAATCACTTATTGCCCATTATTCCGGAATTAATCATAGAAGTGACATGCCAAAAGCAGAGCGCCACGGAGATGGTTGGTACTTCCCAATCGATGGCGGAAATGTAGGACGATAATGAATTTACTTAATGCCGGCTGTGGAACTCATTACGCAAAAGGATGGGTCAATACCGATACATGGGTTACTGAGGACACGCGACCAGACGTTCGTGTTGAGCCCGGCAAACCCTATCCATTTGACGACAATTATTTTGACGCAGTATTTCTTGGGCATGTGCTTGAGCACATTCCATGGAAAGAAGTGCCTGCATTCGTTTCCGATATGAAACGAATAGCAAAACCTGGAGCACAGTTCCTTATTTGTGGACCAGACGTCAGACGAACAATCAAGCGATGGGCTCAGGGACAAGAGCCATGGGAAATGGTCTTGTCAGTCATGGAGCACCTTGATGTTGAAGATACGCATGTTCCCGGCCTTGAGTGGTGGGATGGTGCGCACCACCACTGGAACTGTCATCACGACAGAGTTTGGAAACTCTTACATCAGGCTGGATTTACTGAAATGCAAGACGTTTTTGACGTCATACCCAAAGACCCATCTGGCAGCAGCTGGATGAACGATGGTATCAAGTGGCCAGTTGTTGGTCATTGGCATTGGCACTTCGCAATTATGTGCACAAACAACAAATGACGCAAGTTGCTTTTATTTAAATTGATTTAATAAATTATATTTAGCACACTCCAAAAAAATGCTAGAATTAGTGGTATTTTTTTGGAGGTGTAGGTGTTCAGAAGGCGTAACCGTGTAAACAAACCTGCTCTTGTGATGGCAGTTCCGTCAGTATTTTTTCTGCTTATCTCGATTTTTGGTTTTTCCGTGCCCGCTGGGGCGACATTCACCACAAATACTCAAATATCCAATGGACAAGCCTTCCTTCAAGGAGAGTATGCCGAAGTTGGCGTACGAGCCAACGGAGCCTTTGGCTCAACGAGCGTTCCTTCGGGTTTCCACGCAAACCCAACAAACTGCCTCGGATTCCGAGTTGACCGTGAAATGGACGGCTGGGGTGAAACAACGGATGACGGAGACTACTTCTGTCCAGGCTCACCTTTTGAGGGCTGGCAAATGAAGGTTGCTGGGAGTATTGGCAAAAACGACCACGGTCAAACACTTATCGCAGGTGCGGTTTCTGACATTCAAGACTCTGGCTCGTCTCAATGCGTTTCTTGGATTAGTGCCAGCCCATTCAACGGCGTAAGTGTTTCGCAAAGGTACTGCGTTCCAACGGCAGGGCAAGCGCTTCATACGGACGTGACTCTTACCAACACAACCGAGTCCGCAATTAGTGATGTGTATTTTGGTCGAGGCTTTGACCCAGACAACGCAACTGGCTCTGGCTCTATGACTTGTGCTGGTGGAACCGTGAGTACATCAATGTTCCAGTCTTGCAACGGTGTAACTGGTCAAGGAACAGAAGCACAAGCAACAGCAAGGTGGGGAAATAACGCATTTATTGCTCTTCAGTCATTTGACGCTCGTGCTCGTGTTGCTAGACAAACTGGTGGATTTTCTTCCCCAGACCCTGCTGACATTTGGAACGCTGGAAACACACTTGCAACTAGCGGAACATATCTTGGCAATGTTGGAGAAATGTATGCCGACGCAGGAATATACGTTGCCCTGAATGTTCCAACACTTGGAGCTGGCTCTTCAACTTCGTTCCGCATTAGCTATGTTCTTTCGGCTGATGGAAACAATGCCCCAGTTCTTGGCTCTCCGGTTGTAAGCGGTATTGGCCAGACTTCTGCGACTATTGCTTCAACAGTTAACCCAAAGGGTTTCTCTACCACAGCAGAATTGGTCTACTCAACTGACCCGGACTTTGGAACTTCTAGCACAATATCAATGGGGACTTTTACTGGTTCAGATGAAGTAGCTATTGATGCAGAGATTACTGGTCTTGACCCAAGCGAAACCTACTACGCAAAGATTGTTGCAACTAATGAAACTGGAACAACAGAGTCTGCTGTATTTGACTTTGAAACCCTTGCAGCTACTGCGCCAATAGTTTCATCAGAGGAACCAACTGTCACAGTTGATGACGGTCCTGTGACGCTGTCCGGAACGCTAAACCCCAATGGATTTAGTTCTACAGCTGTATTTCAATACAGCACGACGGCTGACTTCTCTGGAACTGTCGTTGACATTCCGGTCTCTGGAACTTTTACTGGCACATCTCTTTCAACCGTATCAACAGTTGTTGAAGGCTTGACTGGTTCAACCACCTACTACTTCAGACTAAAAGTCACTAATGCTTCAGGCTCGGCATATGGCTCAACTCTTTCTTTTGTTCCTGCCGACATTCCTGCCCCCACTGCTGCTTACCTGAATCCAGTTACAAACCTGACGGCTGTTGCAAACGCAGACGGAAGTGTTGACCTTGATTGGGATGCATCGGCGGCAAGCAATACCGCCATCTATGGTTACTCGGTTAGTTTTTATGACCTAACCGTGATTGGTGGAGCCACGTCAGGAGGCTGGGGAGTTTGGACTAATCAAGGAACCAACTACTCGTTAAGCACTGGGATGTTTTCTGGAAGTAATCCTGTCACGACTGGATATGGACCAGTTCGTTTCGGTATCAAAGCGGGAAATCAGAGTTGTTTCTCCAACGAAGGAGTGGGTCCGTGCGTGTACGGACCAGAAGTGACTGTTGATGCAACTGTTCTTGACCCGACTCCAGTAACTACTACTACTACTACTACTACAACTACGACCAGTACGACTGTCGCTCCTGTCGTCGTGACTCCCCCATACGGTACAACAGTGCCACTCCCGCAATACCCAGAGCCTGAAACAGAATCCACAACGGTGCCGCTTCCCGTAGAAACAGAACCTGGAATCGAATTGCCGACAGAGACAATTCCAGAATATTCAGAACCAATTGGAATAGACCCAACAGAAACCGAAACGGTAGTAATAATAATTCCACCAGATGATTATACCGTCACAGACATAGAAGACAACGAGCCAATCACGACGGTCATACTGGACAATATTCTTGAAGATACGTTCACTACCGATATTGACGCTGACGAGGTTGGCACTGTTCTTGACACACTTCTTGGCGCAGAACTTACCGACACTCAGTTTGACAATGTCCTAGAAGCCGTGTTTACCGAAGATGTTTCGGCAGATGTATTCACCGAAGCACTGACGACGATGCTGGATGCAGACATCACTAGCGCACAGTTGACGGCAGTTTTGGATTCAGCGTTCTCAGAAGATACTTCTGCTGAGAATATGGTGTCGGCTTTGGTGTCAATCTTTGATGGTCCGCTTAGTTCTGGCGACCTAGACACAGTTATGGCAGCCGTATTTGACGAAGATATATCGGTTGCGGACACTATGACCGTACTTGGAGACTTGCTTGAAACAAACCTAAGCGCGTCAGAAACAGAAGCAATCTTTGACAGCGTGTTTGACAGTGACCTTTCCGACGCAGAAACCATTGACCTCATCGTTGATGTGTTGGAGGAAGAACTCACCTCAGAGTTGTTGAACACTGTTCTTGGTGCGGTCTTTGACGAAGAAGTAAGCAACGAGGTTTTGATTGAAACCTTCACCGCAGTCTTGGGTAATGAACTAGACGCTGAGTCTGTTGGTGTAATCGTGGATGTGTTGGAATCTGACACGATTTCAAGCGAGCAGGTCGGACAAGTCGTCACGTTGGTAATTGAGCAAGAGGGTGGCATTGAGTCAGGACAAGCAACCGAACTTGCAACTAGCGCCAAGGTTCTCGAAAGCATTGACGGCGAACAAGCAGCCTCAGTGTTTAACGCAATCGTTGTTGCCGAAGTTTCCGAAGAAGCGGGTGCTGCAATTTCAGAAGCACTCACCGAGGCGCCAACCGATGTTAAGGAATCATTTGAAGAAGAAATCAACGTATTCGCCGGAGTGTTTGATACGTATACCGCATTGGGTTCTTCTATAGATGTTGGTACAAGAAGAAGCGTAATTGCGGTAAACTTGGTGACCAGTACTGTGGCTCTAGCCGCTGCTGCTGGTGGAATACCAACCCCAGGCTCTAGTCCATCTAGCCCATCTGGCCCAAGACAAGACGTTGCGGTCCGCAGGGAGGACGAAGAAGCCGAGGAAGGTGGAGCAATCGAGGGCGAAGGTCCTGAATGGATTAAGAGAATATCTATTTACAAATACGAAGATGGAGTAAGAGTTATGGACTGGAAGAATTTCACTAAGAAATTTGTTTACGGAGTGATGGGCTCTGGATTCACTCTTGCTGGGGCAGTGGTGATGTACTTCACATTGTCCGGGTTTACCCAGCAGGTAGCGCTATGGGGTACGTCAATCGCATTTGCTTGCGCGATGTACCTCCACATGAAAGAGCCAGATGGGGAATAAGTACTCAATTTAGTAACTTATTATTATCCAACTTTTGTTGTAAAATCTTTTAGCGTTCTTTAGCGCTCTCAGTTATTTGCACGAAAAGAGTTGACAATGAGCAAGCTTGCATGGGATTACATCGTCCCCGTAGTTCTTCCAAAAGACCTTAAAGGCATCGAACCAGGAAAGCTCCCTGCCAATCTTTTAAGAGCTGTCCCAGGCGGTGGGAAAATGCATTGGATTGCTGCATCCGCATGGACGGCAATGGTTGAGAAAGCAAAAGCTGAAGGTGTTGAACTAAAACCGACTTCCAGCGGCGATACATATAGAGATTACGAGAGCCAAAAAAAAGGATTTCTCACCAGATACCAGCTTGAGCCAGTAGCCGGTACCAGCACAAAAACATTTGAGGGGAAGACTTGGTATCTCAAGAAGGGTATGGCGATGCTTGCCACGCCGGGTAAATCGCAGCATAACCTCGGCTTGGCCGTTGACGTTCATTCAGCATCAGAACCAAAGCGCCTCAACTGGCTTATTGCAAATGTTAAAGAGTTTGGTTTCTCATGGGAAGTGGTTCCATCAGAGCCATGGCACCTTCGATATGTCAACGGCGACAATGTTCCGGCATCTGTAAAAGCATGGATGGACGCAAACGGAGTAGTTGCTCCAGCAGGTGGTGCTCCAGCCCCAGCATCTGGTAGCAACGACATAAGCAAGCTCCAAGAAGCACTTAAGGCTAAGGGTTTCTATAAGGGCGCAATCAACGGGCAAAAAGATGCCGCAACCGACGAAGCAATTAAGGCGTTTAAAATTGCCAACAATCTTGCAGCTGACTCGGTAGCTGGTCCAAAAGTAAAAGAACTTCTCGGCCTTTAACAACAATCGAGGGACTATGCAACAAGCAATTCTTCCAGCAATAATCACAGGGTGTTTCGGAATTCTTATTGCCCTTGTGCAAAAGGGCAGAAAAGAAAACACACGCGACCACGGAATTGTCGCCGAACGCCTAGAAGCACTGCGTGAAGATATTCACGATATTGATTTAGATATAGCTGTAATTGAAGCAAAAATAGATGGCCATATCAACGACCATGCCGTTGGTTTGGTTAGCGAGATACGACACAAGAAAAAGAGCAAGGTATGAATAACTTAAAGCACATCGTGCTTAGAATTCTTGCTGTTTTTGCATCAAATGCTCTTGGCGTCATCGGAGCTGGTGCAATTGCTGGAATCCCACTGTGGAAAGCATGCTTTGTTGCCGGCATAGGCGGCGTAGCAACTGTTGTGGAAAGACTCGCTCGTGCATATATGGATGACGGTAAACTCTCTGTTGCAGAAATAGACGGAGCCTTCAGCCAGGCCAGACAAGAGGTCGAGGCAAAAGCGGAAGAGGCATCTGCGACTAAGAAAGAAAAATCAGCAACTGCATAATTTGCTGCAACTAAATACCTACACCTATTTGACATTTTGCTGTGATAACTTTTTGTTGTCCCACCGCGCCCAAGGTCGAACCACAATTTTGAAATTTATCCGAAATGCCCGCACCTAAAGAGATAGAACAACTATGGCACTGTGATGGCCACGAACTTCTTCTTAGGATAAACCGTGCTGAACTCGAAATACTCTCCATCTTCTGTCCACATGAGGAAAAAGATGGGCCATGCAAGAATCGGAAAGGCGAGTGCATAGTCTCAACACACATCACCAGATACGGGATGGACTGCAATGGTGGCGTATCTCCGGCAATGGAGAAGCTATCTCTCTGCTGGACGCTTATAGGAGATGTAGATGATATCGATTCTTCACAGCTGTGGTTTATGCCGACATCCGACGATGTGTTTCAAGCATGGATTATTGCGAACAACGAAGACGAAGAAACTACTGAGAGCGATACTTAGATTTTTGACTTGCTCGTCTATTTTTAATTAATCTCATCCTGTTTTCGACAGCAATAAGTATTTCTTCTTCTTCGTCATACTTGTCCATGCTGTCTGATTTTGCAATATTTGATATCTGCTTATTTGTATTAGCTACATACCTTTTGCCAAGAAATCTTTCTTTTTGACCGCGGTAAACAGCGGCTGATTTAAAAATCTGCTCAATTCCATTTTCTGTTATGAGCCACTCATCCTCTGATGCCCGGGATATGTAGCCATTTTTCTCCAAAGACTTTAATTGCTCTTTAGCGCGAGAGATTCCAGTTTCATGGAACACACCCCGAAGGCATTCTTTTAATTGAATTGCGCTAAATGACCGTCCGTAAGACTTCATCATTTTTGCGAAGCAAAGGGTGTTGTACCCAGCTGAGTTGTAAACGACTAATCCTTTTGTTGAGCCTGGCATGAGCTGGAAGCGTATTAGAAGGGTTCTTGTTCTACAACTTCATCTTCGTTTTTTTCTTGCGTTGAGTACATCGATTCAATCGCATTGGCAAAATGTCGTATATCAGGTTGCTCAAGAACGAGATTTTGGTTAACCCGATAAATATTTTGGCGATTGACTTTTGTCTTTGTAATTAGACCAGCATTAATCAGCTGCTTAACTGTTTTGTCAATCATGGTTTCGCTTAAATCTAAGTATACAGAAATTGCGCGAATAGTCATAGTCGGGTCTTCAATTATCGCAATCAACACACGTCCAGGTGTTGATAGAAGACCTATGTCAGAATCACGATGGTAACGCAAAACCTTCTTGCTGTCTAATGCGCGAAGTATTTTCTCAAGCGTTTCTTCCGTCGACTCCCCAGGTCTCGCATCGATAACTTCTTCCAAAGCTTTTTTAATGTCTTCAGTTTTTTGTGCCCTCATGACATGTCACCCGCTCCCCACGTCCATGGTGTACTATCAATTGGGGTCACGACAGAGGTCACACCACAATTCACAGTCGGTAAACGATTCATACCAAGAGAGAGTAGCAGGTGGGGATAATGCTAAAAGATGCATTGAATTCGCTAAAGGCGACGCAGGGTAAACAACAGCTATGTAAGTTGGGAAGATTGGTCACTGACCTCGAAGACGATGAATCACAGCTTCTTATTGACATCCTGCGTAGCGACGTGTCCACAATGAATTTAGTTCGGACACTGAAGTCAGAAGGCATATCGCTAAGTCGAGAATTTCTCGGAGAGAAAAGAAATTGCTTCAAAGATGACGATGAAGCACGGACATGCTGCATAGCAGAGAGGCTAAAGAAATGACCACAAAGAAAAAGCCAACATCAAAACTGGGTGAAAAATTAAAAGCCGTCAAGGTGGCCCAGCAAAAAGAAGATGCTAGCGCCAAGGCTCTCGGTGATATCGCAGCGATGCTCAAGGCCAAAAACATCGACCCGTCCGAAATTGGGACTATTAACAAAGTGTCGTTGTATCAGACGGTAACAAAGAACGAATTGGGCGAGACGGAAGTCCATAATTTGCAAGCAATTCAGTTCAGCCCCACTTGGGACCAGGGGCCACAGTGGCCACTAATTGAACAAGGCCCCAAGATACAACTACAAAAGTCAACGACAAAAGTCACCCGTCCGAAAGGCTGGGAAGAGGCTGTCATCGTACCTGATATACAAATCGGCTTTTACCGTAAATCATTGGATTCTATGGACCTGGAACCAATCCACGACGAGCAGGCAATAGCAGTAGCCTTGAAACTGATTGAAGACATCCAGCCAAATCAAGTGGTGATGGTCGGAGACAACTTAGACTTTGCAGAATTCGGCAAATTTTTGACTGCTGCTCCGTTTAAGCAACTAGTTCAGGCAGCTATCGACAGGGCAACAATGCTTTGTGCCCAAATTAGGTCAGCTGCACCAAATGCAAAAATCTCGTGGATTGCCGGCAACCACGAAGCCAGAATGGCGAGATATGTCCAAACCAACGCCGAAGCCGCCTTCGGAATCACTAGAGGCAAACTCAATGACGAATTGAGGGATAACTGGCCAGCCATGTCGGTTCCATACCTTTGTCGAATGGACGAGTTCGGGGTTGACTATATTCCTGGATACCCAGAGTCCTATGTCAGCCTGAATGAAAACCTGATGGTTATCCACGGACACAAGGTTACGTCCAATGGTTCAACGACCAGTAAGTACCTAAATGACGCCCATGTGTCGGTGATATACGGACATATCCACAGGACAGAGTATGCCTTCCGCACTCGTCTGTCCAAGAATGGTCCAAGAACCATCATGGCGGCAAGTCCTGGCTGTCTCTGCAGGATAGACGGCGCAGTTCCTTCCACGAAATCTGGCGCAGATGAATTCGGACGTCCTATGCTCATGGGAGCAGAGAACTGGCAACAGGGAATGGCAGTAGTCCAGTACCAGCCGCCAGGGGTAGGCAACGAATGGTTCAACTACGAGCCAATGTGGATTTATAACGGACGAGGATTCTTCCGAGGCAAGGAGTACAGCGCATGAGTTCAAACGACCTTCCGCAAGAGTGGAGCGACTATTCAAAAGAAAACCTCCTCGAGGACATGGAACTTCTGAGGAAACAAGGTTTGATTGAAGTAGTAGGGATAAATAGTGACGGTGATTGGCTGTACGCCCTCACCGAATCAACAAGAAAGTTAATTGACGAAAACAAGTCAGACGACCCTTGGGCTGTGATATCACAACTACTCATCGATGAACTACCGAATAGAGACGATATCAGTTGACAACAATAATCGGCATTCAGGGAGATGGGTTCTGTATAGCGACCGCTGATTCGCGTATCGCTGAGACCGATGCCGAGTCAAATTTGATTTCGCAAATTGTCGGTCTAAAAGAGAACAACAGCAAATTAGGGATTAACGGTAAGTACATACTCGGCGCTGCCGGCGACCTGCGGGCAATAAATATCCTGCATCATGCATTCAGCCCACCAACTCCGCCCCCAAATCTCAAAGGCAAGAAGCTTGACCATTTTGTTACAGTTAAATTTATCCCAAGCTTGAGAGAATGCTTCGAAGCACAGGGATATGCCTCACCCGACAACGATTCAAAACAACATATCGCCGAACACGCTTCAACGATATTCATGGCTGTCAATGGACAGATTTACATCATTGACGGTGACTACTCATGGATTTCAGACTCCAGTGGGATGTTTGCCATCGGAAGCGGCGCTCAGTACGCACTCGGAGCGATGTTCGCCATGCAACCGAAAGGCAAGATGACTGTTGGTGCAGCGCGAAAGCTTGCACTAAAAGCAATCGCCGCATCTGCCAAGTTCGACCCCTATACCGGTGCTCCGTACCATACGTTTTCACAGGGATTAGATAAAACCACTGACCGCTAGTTACTTCTGGATAAATTTATCCTGACTCAGATGACTAGATAAGTCCATTTAGGACAAGAAAGAAAGCGCCGCTTTTTCCTTTCACGGATTACAAAGGCCGCGTAATCCCCTAGGACCGCATAACGCAATCCGTTATGCCTAGAGACTAGATAGGGGTAAGGCAGAGCAATGGGGTGCCAGTAGGGGCAAGGCATAGTTGCAGGGGGGGTAAGGCATAGTACGAACCAAAACCAACATCCACTTGACCACCACCTACCAGCAATTACCTAGTAGTAATTATCCAAAGAGATAAGAAATTCATCTTTTCTCTGAGGAGATTTTGTGACAAGCAAGAAAGAAATATCCAAACAAAAATTACCCAATAAAAATACCCAACCATTTTCAGAGATAGCTATACCTGCGAAAGATTGGTTTCAACTGGCAGCCTGTAGGGGAAAGACCGAACTAATGTTTCCCAAACAACATAAGGATATTACTTACATTGCACAGGCAAGAACCATCTGTAGGGCGTGCCCGGTTCGAGACAAGTGTTTAGAGTACGCACTTGAGTTTCCACCTGCTGATATGCACGGTGTTTGGGCAGGACTAACGAGCAGACAGCTTGCAGCAGAACAGAGAAGAAGAAAGATAAAGCCAACACGGCCAACGCTTGCACAGATGTGGGGAAATTAAATGTCCACCCGGGCACCTCACTTGAGGAGGGGTCATGCACCCGACGCAAGGAGTCGTCGGTAGACGATGGCATAACCACCAAGCGAGTTAATTCCGGCCCGAGTGGACGAGAGTAACCTAGCACAGCAGATGGCCGGCATCTAATAAAAGGCGAAAAAAGACCAAAAATCCTGCGCCGGCGGTCCTAAAAATTTTTTTTCGAAATTTTGTAATTACAAATTACATAATGCGCAAGTTGCAAGTCTCACAAAATTGCCACTCATTTAATTGGGTAATTTTTTGCAGGCAATCTTTTTTGCCGCACGGCTTTAGTAATTGTTCCCCGCGCACGTACGCCAACACTTGCTCTTCCACTGTTGGTATTGAGAATTGCGCAGAGCCAGGAGCAGGGAATCCCTTTTGGTTGCGTACGAATTCATAGAGTGCATAGATGCACAATTGATTTACAGATATTCCCTGTTTAGTTGCGTACTCAACTATCTCGTTTTTCACCCGGCCTTTTAGTCGGATGTTCAGCGTTACATAGCTGTCGAGATGTTTAGTCTTTTTGCTTTTAGCGCCCATCTCGCTCGACCAACGACTCTATGTACGCAGTCAAGCTCAAGTCGACGGCGCCGGCCTGATGCATGAGTTTTTCTTTAAATTCTTTTGTGACGCGCAATGTCAGCGTCACTACTGGCTTCGTTGGTATAAGAGCTGGTCTGCCTGGGTTTCTCTTCACAAACCAGAAGCTAGCCCAGGACGACAGACCTCATTGCAACTACTAGCGAGACAACAATAAATATCTTCAGCAGGAAAGCAATCCTGGAATACATTACAGCATAAATAAAAAGACTAGAAAAAAATAGGTAAATTATTGTTGGGGTATTCATTTACTACTATCCAATTCAGGAACTGAGTACCGGTCCATATCTAGTTCATTGACGATTCGTTCATATGTACGACAGAATGCTTCTCTGTCTGAATTGGTGTGCATTCCCCAGGCAGCGTCTCCCAGTGCCCTTACTGTAGAGCGGAGGGCGTCTGACATCTCAACTGGGTTACCTACACCAGAATTGACGTTAGAAATTACGGTAAGGAATTTACCCCAAGCAACAAGGGGGTCATCGAATGAGGTCATTTTTGTACGCCTATTTATTGTGGCACGACGTATCTCGCCAGGCCTGGGCATGAACTGGGCGCTGACCGCAATCTGGAGGAAAGCCTTCTTTGTCTCGTCGTACTCCAGGTCATGGAGTAAATCGTGCCAGGACGAATACAGGGTCATTAGTCTGTCTTCTGCCGAGGGGAGTGTTTGGTTGTAGGTGGCATAGGCCTGCTCTACCAATTGAACTAATTCGGTTTTAGTCACTCGTCATCCTCTTCTTCATTGCAGCGTAGGGGTCGGGTAATCCTATCCATCTCACAGTCGCATGGGGGTTTGCTCTTGCCGGCAATAATCATTTATCCCCACTTATCCATTTATCTCGAGCTGTGTTGCCTGTCTTTTCTTCCAGCTTCCTTAGGAACATCTCGACGTGCTGTGCATCAATGAAGATGTTATGGATGTCGTTGTACTTCTTCCCGTTGGGGTTCTTGCCCATATGCCAATCAGAGACAAGGCATCCGTCTATAGCGTCCTTGCAGGACTTGATTCCGTAGTTCTTGATAGCCCATCCAATTCTTGCCGCGCGTTTGGCGTCCAGGACTGCAGCTCTTTTGGAATGGCGTTCTTTCCAATAGTCGAAAACTATTTTCTTTGCATCTTCAGAAATTGTTTCCGCCGCCGTGCGTTGGTCTTTGGTGTGCTGATTCGGACCGCGCTTCTTCTTCTCCCTGGGGAAGAGCTCATCAACCATAGACACATCCTATCGTTGCTTTCCGCCACCGTCAATACTTATCGACACAGAAATGGTACAAACAGGAAAAAAAATTTTGCTTAATTTTCAATTGAGTAAAACTAAATTTCGTAAATGAAAA